TCGGTATTCGTGTCCCGAACATTCTCACCTTTGCTCATGCTGCTTCCCTCTGCGTAATGTCCTGCAGCGCCGCAACACCGATCCTGTCGGCCACGGCGCACAAATAGGCTGCAGGGCCAGATACAGCGTGCCGGCCCGCCTCCCAACTCTTGATCGTGAAAAGCGCCACGCCCAACGCTTCAGCAGCGCGCGGCTGCGTCAGGTTGTGGCGGGCGCGCCATGCCTTCAACTTGGCTCCGGTCATCGGAATATCGCCTCTAAAACAGTCAGCACGGCAAACAGCAGCAATGCCGCGTCGACCGTGCCTCGTACCCATGCGATGAACTCGGCGCGCATCAGTGCTCCGTCAAACTCTTCAGGTGGTTCCAGCACAGTTCCTCGACCTTCTTTTCGTCGAGCTTGAACGGTAGCTGCGCATCGCCCAGCATCAGCGTCGCGTCCTCGACCTCGATGCCCTCCGGATAATCCGGTTCCATCTGGACACCATTCTCGCGTGCGCCACGTTGCGCCGGCTCGTAGTAGAAGCGCGCCTTCAGCGTGCATTCGAGCGTCGCGCCGATCTCGCTTTCGAAATCGAGCGGAATATCGGCTGAAATTGGAGTTGCCATCGTCATTTCCTCCTTATGACTTTGTCATGAAAATTCAACGGGCGGCCTTACTTGCCGCCTTACTGGACGACAAGAGCCCCTTGGCAGAAGCGACTGCCACACAGCGTGCGCAACGCAGTGCCTTGGGTGCGCGCTTGAAGTCGATGATGCTGATACCTACGCGTAGCAGGCGTGTTGATCCTCCATTGCAGAAAGGGGCGGAACCTGCGCCGTTGCGCCCGATGTGTTTTTTATCGGCCATCAGTGGAGCCTCGCTGCGACGATTGCGTTTGCTTCGTCGGTGCGCCCGCAGCGGACAAGGCGCTCGAGATCTAGGCGGTCTGCGTGCGGCATCGTTTTCCACAAGCAGCACTCGATTGCATCCTCGACGTCTTGGCCGGGCTCTTTGCACACCGGGCAGCGGGAGAGCGAGAGCGGTCCATCAGTCAGTACGCCGTGACCGGCTTCGCACTCCTGCGCGCTCTCAATGCTGTAGTGGTGCTCGTCGCACGATGGGCAGACATAGACGGAATCCGGACCGCAGCAATTCTTTGCGTCGTAATCGTCCTCGTATGTCGCGTCGCATTCGTGGCACTTGTAGCGGAGGTAGCGCTTCTCCAGTTCCCGGCGGCGCTGGCGTTCCTCGTCGGTCATGGTCTTGCGCACGATCGTCTGGAGCGGCTTGCCCTCTTCTGCGGGTTGCGTGCTCATGATCGTTTCCCCGCGATGCCCTTGGCTTTGCGCACAGCGGCGCGGGCCTTCTTGCGCAGCGCGGACGAGAGCGCCTCATTGCTGGCGATGCTCTCGGCGACCTCGAGCAAATCCTTGGCTGCGGCGATCAGGTTGGTGTTGGCCACAACGTGCGGATCGTCGCCTGCGACGGATTCTTTGCCGTAGATCGTCGCGACCAACTTTGGCTCGGTGCGATCAATGAACATGCCGTGGACGAATTCCGTTTCGTCGTGCGCCCACACGCAGCCGTGCGCGGACTTCCAATTGCCGGGCGTCGGCTCGACGGTTGACTTGATCGGATACATCAGCGCTTCTCCCTGCGTGCGCCGGGGAACTGCGGCTCGGGCGGGTACTGCGGCGTCTCAATGACGTTAGCGAGCAACAGCTTCCAGTTGGCGCGGGTGTTGAGCAATGCGGGGCCGTCCTCTCCATCCAGACGGTCGGCGGGCGTGGTCATGACCGTGTGCGCGTCGATGACGTCGCACGGCACGGCGATGTTCGAACAGCCGTCGTTGTAGTAGCCGATCTTGTCGCGCACGCGGGCCTCGTTGTAGCGGCCCGCTCTCGTTGCGCGAAACACGTAACCCTTGTCATCCGGCGCCCACAGCGTGATGTACCGATGGTTGCGGTACGTGTGGTGGACGCTGATAACGTAGTACTCGCGCGGCTCATTCGGGTCGCGAGCCATGATCGGCAGTGCGAACGCGGCTTCGCGCACGGCTTTGGCGGCCTCGGGTCCGTAGCCCCAAATGTCGTCCGGACTGTCGCCCAGCTGCGGCGTCGCGATGCGCCAGCGCGGTACCGGCGTGCCGTGCATGATGTAGTCGCGTATGCACTCCACCAGCCCGCGCAGCGTGCCGCCGTGCGTGAAGCCATTCCAGCGGCCGTTGTCGTGCGTGTAGACGGGCTTCTGCGTGTAGTCGTCAACGAAGCGCACGCGACCGCGCGCGTCCAGTTCGATGCGCGCGTACGTGTCCTTGCTCTTGCAGTAGAAGAATCGCCGGCCGTGCGCGGCGATCACCTGAATCAGTTGGTTCGCGTGTACGACGCGGTCAATCTTCGTGCTCATGGTCTGCTGTCCAGTGCTACGCCCGGTGCGCGCGGTTGCCGCGGCGCTCGATCGGGCGATTCTTGTTGTCGTGCCACGTCAGCGTGCTGACGATGGTTGCTACGACCAACGCGCCCACGAACGGAATGCTCATGAGCGCGAAGGCCAGGATCTCGTCGTGCGTCATCAGTGATGCGCGATCACGCCCAAGCCAAACACCACGCCCGCGAGGAACAGCGCCACGCCCGGCCCGCTGAATGCCGCCTCGCCGGTACGCACGATGAACGACGACACGCGCGACGATGCGCCGTTGCTCACGCGCGCCAGTACGCCCGCCACGCGGCGCAGCGCGCCCGGCTTCAGCGTGATCGGCTCCATAGCGATCAGGCTGACGTTGCGCAGGTCCACGTTGCGCGCGGCGGCGTTCAGGTTCGTGACTGCTTGGCTCTTGATGCTTCGCTTCATGGTGGATCTCCTTTGGTATGGTGCGGTATGGTGCGAAATGTCAGATGCCAAAAATGACGGGCTTGCCTGCTTCCTTGAGCTTCGCAATAACCTGCTTCTCGGCATCCTTTGGGCCGATCTCGGCGTTCATCATGCTGACCACGATCGGCTCAACGATCGCGAACTGCTCGGGCGTCAGGTCGACGGTCTTTCCGTTCGGCCCGCGCACCTTCATAGTGAATGCCATGTCGCGCCCCTTACGCTGCTTTGATGCTGTAGCGCACGGCGCGGTGCGCGGCAAAATCCGAGACCTCGGCGAAGGGCGCCAGCGATGCCTCGATGAACTCAGCGCGGTCGATCAGGCGCGCGGCGCGAGCGCGCATGTCGGCGGCCTCCTGACGTACGGCCTGCTCGTCGGTTGCCTCGACGGCAATGGTCAGGTCGCGTGCGGTCGTTGCGATGCGGGCGAACAGCGCGCCGGTTGAGGCGCGGAAGAACTGGATAGTCGGCTTCATGGTCGTGTCCTATAAATTCGTTAGTATTTTCTTACCACGGTCTTATTATAGGATCGAGTGGTTAGGAAATGCAACCACCGAGCGCAAAAAAAGAGACACGCTCTTTACGTGCCTCTTCATGCGGTCCGCTACGGCGCCGTTGTGGCCATCCAATCAAACCATCATTGATCGTCCCGCTCGGGCTCGCCTGCGCCCGTTGGCCTGAATCCGCTGCCGCCGATCTGCTTCAGCAACATGACAAGCGGATCATCCTCGTCGGCGCCCAGCTTCATCTTGTCCTGATTCCAGCCCATGACACGGCAGATAGAGTCGAGCGCGGCTTTCTTGTCCGCCCACTTCACCTTGGTCGTGTAGCCAACCTGCATGCGGTCCTCGCCGCTGCCGGCGAATTCCTCGAGGACTTCAAAGTGCGCGAGCGCGGCGGCCGTGCGGTCATCCAGTTCCGTGACGCGCTTGAGCGTGCCGTCCTCGCGGAAGAAGTTGCGCGGATCAGCGAAGGCCAGCTTGTGATACTCGTCCAGCACTGCCTCGCGCGTGATCTCGAATTTCTTGGCCGCGCGCTCGCGTCGCTCCCTCAACGCGGCCTGTACATGATCCTTCTGCAACAGGGCAGAACCAATCTGGCGGGCCGAACGCTTCGAGTAGCCTGCTCGAATCGCGGCGTCCGTGATGTGGAAGTCGACCATGTATTCATCGACGAAGCGCTCTTGCTGCGGCGAAAGTTTGTCTGCTGCCACGCCCTATCCCCTCAGTGCCCACCGCACGGCAATTCGCCGTGCTCGTCCTTCACCGCGCCGCACGAAATGCAAACGGTCGCCCTGCTTTCCTCTACCGGCTGAGCCTGCAGCACTGCTGCGACGTCCCAATCGGTCACTGCGTTTTCATCGTTCATGGTGCTCCCTCTACGGTGTATCCCGCGCGCGCATAGACGCCCAGGGTGAATTCGCTCATGTGCGGCGCGTACTTGATGATGCCGTCGTCGACGTCAGCCGATTGCGCGGCAGGTATCGGCGGTACTGCGCGCTCGCCCGGCTCGCCGACGGGCTTGAAATGGCTCAGAAACGCGTCGAGCCCGCGGCTGTAGCCGGCGCCCACAAGCAGCCACTTTTCGGTACCGGGCCAGTAATCGACGCGACCGCGATCCGTTTGGACGATAAAGTGCGTTCCGCCGTTCTTCGCTTCGAACCCGAAGCCTGCGTCGACAAGCGCTTTGTAGCCGGTCGAGCGGTTCTCGGCGCGGCGCTCCTTGTCGATCTCCTTCAGGTCGCGGTACATATCGATCATGTCGCCCATGCTCGCATCCTTACTTGAGTGTTTCGAGCAAGCGCATGAACTGCGACGATTGCGGCTGTCCAAGCTGCTTAAGCAGGGCTTCTAGCTCGCGCGCCAGGATCGTGTGCGGATCGGCCAGCGGCGTCCAGTGGTCCGGATCCTTGGTGTTCGTCGCCTGCATTGCCTCACCCATGGCGCGCTCGCTCACGGTCTGCCCGATATCATGCGAAGCAGCAAGCGCCAGCGCCGCCAGGTTCGGATGCAGGTTCATCCGGGCCAGCTTTACCCACTCGCACAGGCGATAGAACTCGATCGGCGTCAATTCCTGCGCGGCGGCCGTCTCGTCCTTCTTCAGTTTGATGGTGTCTCGTTGCATGTCTTGGTTCGGTAGTTGTTCTGCCTGCAACGCATTCGCGCGCGCAAAGCGCTTCATGCGCGACTGCTCGTTAAGGTCGCCGCGTATGTCGCTGCGCGACGAATTGGAAAGGGAAAACGAAGAACTGGCCCCGTTTTCCGCTCTCGCTTCGATGCATACGCGGTTCTGCTTGATGTGGTGGCTCACCACTTCGAGCCCTACGTCCTTCGCCATGTTGACGAGATCGCGCGTGCGGCCGTGCGTGCTCACCACTCACCCCCGAGTCCGTTGAGTTTTTGCAGCACATAGCGCGCGTTCGCGATGCTGGAGTCGCGGTACGTCATGCGAGCGATAGCGCCGACCAGGTACAGCAGATAGCGGCGCTGCGTGTCGCGCACCCATGCGTCCAGTTCAGGCTTTGCCGTCGGCACAGGCGGTACCGGCGCGCAGCTGGGCCGCAACTTCTCCGGCTGCGCGGCGATGATCTCCGCGTACGTCGGCGCGGCCGGCGCTGCAGGCGGCGCCTCAACCGGCTCGTCGAAGAAGCCAAGTTGCATCATTGCTGCGGATCCTTTGCAATGCCGCGCCAGCGGTCGCCGTACTGGTCGAGCATCAGCGCCGGCATGCCCGGCTTGCAATGCTCGTTCGGTACCGATTCGCCGTACAGCCAGCGCTCGCCATCCCAATGCATGATGCGGCGCACGCGCTTGGCCTTCGGCTTACGCTTTCCGGTCCTCTCGGACCGCTCGCACTCGTACGGACCTGGGTACTCAGGCGACATTGATGCTGGGAACCATTCGGTTACGACCGGAGCCCGCTTCATGCCGTCCTCCACACGCGGATACCGCCCTCGACCACGCGCGTCGCCAGCTTCACGTTGTTGCGCTTGCCGAAATAGCAGGCGGCCGACTTGACGCGATCGGCTCGGTTTCGAATGTTCGACGTCTCCGGGATCAGGAACGAGTCGCCGACGTTCAGCTTGCCGAACGGGTACATCGGCTGTCGCCCTGGGCTATTGCCGTTCGACGGCGGGGGAATACCCTTTTCAATCGTAAAGCTCAAGCTGCCTCCTTCATCAATTCGCGCGCTTCCGCGCCTAGCACTTCATCGTTACGGCGCGCAGCCTCGACAACGGCTTCGCGCAACTGCCCATACGTGGCGACGTCCATCTGTGCGTCATAGATCGCCATGCCCCGCATGACCGACTTCAGTCCGTCTCCGTCCAGCAACCAGCGGCCCGTACCAAGCGCGCGCTCCTGAACCCGGTGCAGCGCCTTCAATGCTTCGTTAATCTCGCCAGCGAACTCCGGAGCAATGCCGACTTCAGCGAAGCGCTGCGCGATCAGGATTGCCGCGGCGACGTCCTTGAATGCCTCATGGCCGCCACACAGGCGCAACGTCGCGAACGCGGCGTGATACTGCACCGCCAGCTTGGCGAGATCGTTATCGCCCAACGTGCGCGCGAACGATGCCTTGATAAGTTCCTCGGCTTGCGCACTAATTCGGGATTCAAACCGCTGCGAGAGCTTCGCCGTGCGGAGCGCGCCCTTAGCTGGGTCGTACTTCTTGCGGGGTTTAGCCGACTTGCTCATGCCGCAGCACCCTCTTGCTTCGCCGACTTCCCGCAGAACGGGCAAAAGCTTGCGATTACCGGAATGGACTTGCCACGTTTGAAGCCGGGCACATTGGCGGTGATTTTGAATTCCGTCTTGTGGATGACCTGGACGGACTTCCCAAATGTGAACCCTGCCGCCTCGCATTCAACGCTGGCCGGCGCGCCAAGCTCGTCGGTGTACTTTGCTTGAAGCTTCTTTTCGAGATCGTTGATGCAGTTGCAATTCATCGCGCAACCCTCCCGGTCATTGCCTTGCGTGCGCGCTTCGCTTCGGCCTTTGCGAGCGCATCGCGGTCCGCCTGCGTGAGCTTGCGCTTGGGCTTCGTCGCGCTGCGCGGCGTGATGGTCAGCGCATCGTCCACCAGCTTGAGCGGATAGCCGGCGAATCCAAGCGCCGCGGCAATGATTGCTTTGATGCGGCTCATTGCTGCGTCTCCGGTCGCGGGAATGCCTCTTTGAGCGCCGCCTCGTATTCCGCGTCGCCCGGCCCGTAGGCTTTTGCCTTTTCGACCTTCCAGCACGACAGCGGAGTGTTCACCCGAAGCCACGCCCCGACCAAGGCGTCCAATTGCTCGCGCTCGCCCTCTTCAACGTTGAAGTCGCCGACTTCACCAACCTCGTCGTAGAGCCATTCGCCGACCTGGTCAACGATAATGTCCGCTAAACCATCGAACACATGATCCGGCTCGTCGCGCTCGCCGACGTGAATCGTCGGCATATCTGCGTAGTCGATATCGGCAAGCGATTCGGCATCCACGTTCTCATGAAGCGCCGCGACCAGCGCTTCGCGCACAGAATCATGGTCGCCGTAGTACATTTCCTCGTTCGTGCTGTACGAGTAGCCCGGCGCGACGGGCGTAGCAACTTGCGCGGCCTTCCGGTCTATCGATTCAATGCCGGCGAACGCGAGCGCCGCGATCTTCACCAGGCGTGCGCGGTGCGCGGCGATGTAATCCGGCGTGCCGATCATCAGGCCAGCCGTATCGTTGAATGCCTTTGTCGTCTGGTCGTCGATGTATGCGAGCCAAGACGATGCGCTATGCTCGTCGTCGTGCGCGGCGCCGCCCCACTGCCCGTCTTGCGCCTTGCGCTCGGCGAGCACGTCGACCAACACGCGCATCTGTCCTTTGATCTGGTCCATTACGCGGCCTTCCCGTATGCGACGGTGAGCGGATCGCTCTCATTGCCGCGCATCGGCATAACCATGCCCCACGCCTGCACGCGCCCGTCGAGAATGAACAACAGGCTTTCCGTCATCTGGCGATTGCCATCCTTATCGAGCTTCGTAAAGAACGAAACGCTCGGCGCGAATCGATCCGCTTGACAAACGCCGTCCATCAGGCGCACGACGTCCGCCAAATACTTGACATTGAAATTGCCGCCGACACCTTGGGACCAGTCCTCGCGCTTGCCCAGCACGCGGCGCCAGTCCGGGAATTTGCCCTCGACCTTGTACGCCTCAACCTGCATGTGAACCGGGATACGGTCGGAATTCAGAATCGCGATGTGCTTTTCGTTGAACTCGGTCGAAACGAACGTGCCGCGCTTGAGCGCCGCCTGGCTCGCCTTGTCGAGCGAGATAATCATCGACTCGACATTGCTCGCGTCGCGGTCAAGAACTTGCGTCAGGCGGTGGCCGTCAGTCGCGGTGATAAGCGCACCGCCGCCCTCTGCGGGCTCGACATTGATGCCGTTGAGGTAGTACCGAATGTCCTGCTTTGCCGCGAACGCATACGCGAGTCGCACGGCGTTTGCCGAAAGAATCATGGTCTTTGCTCCGGGTCGGAGTTGGTTTGCGTGGTTTTGAATTCTGTACAACGGTTCGATTATCAGACCACTACGGACAAAATGTCAACGCCCTTCATTACCGGGGTCTGACTTTCCGATGCGCTTCACCGCGCCTTGAATGAGTTTTGCTGCCGATGCGGCGTTCGTGATGCGCAGGCCTCCCGCGCCGCGCGAGGCATCGATCACCTGTTGGCACTTGTGCGCGTCGCCGATCAGCGTGGGCGGGGCAACACGCGCGCGCTCGAGCGCGTTGTGCGCCTCGGCTGCGCCGATCAGATACGGCGGATAGTCCTGACCAACGCCGCCGGTTATCAGCGCGCCCTGGTAGCGCTTCTGAAACTCGAGACCGCGATACTTCAGGTCGTCGAGCGTGGCCGTCATCGCCAGCTTGGTCCAGCCGCCCATGTCGTCGATCACACGATGAATGATTGGATCGTCGAATGCCACCGACACGTAATGCCCGACCATGCGCACGGCTTTATCGACCATCGACCATGCGCGCAGCGCGCGTACGCTGCTGCCGCCGGCAAGGTGCGCAATGACGTCGGCGGGCTTCGGCGCGAAGCGTCCGCTGTCGGCGTCGCGTACGTGCCGCGTGAGTGCTACCCCAATGTCCTCGAGCGAGTAGTGGGCCAGCGCATCGAACCAGACTTCGATCATGTCGGGCGTCAGTTCCTTGCTGTAGACGGCAAAATTGCGGCGCAGGATCTCGCCGAGTTCGCGGATATCGCCTGCTTTCATGCTGGCTCCATGTCGATGGTGTAGGGATCGGTCTGCGGCGCCTGCTCGCCCCGCTCTCGCGCTTCGATGCGGCGCGCTGCTTCTTCGACGGCGTCGCGATTGTTTTGCTCGACGGCTTGCGCCTTGCTGCCCGCGCGCGGCGCCTGCACGCCCGCAACGCGCAGGTTGGCGGCCTCTTCGGACCATCGCTTGATGATCGAAATGACGTAGCCGAGATTCAGCGCTTCGCCGCTGCCAGTCTTGGCCTTCTTCGCGGCTTCGCAAGCGGCTGTCATCGTGTCGGCCGTGATGCCCTGTTCGGCCAGGCTCTGCAAACGCGGATCGCTTGGCTGTGACTGCACCCCGAACTTGCGCACAGCGATGGACAGGTCAACCGCGCGCGTCGGCGCTGCGCTCGCGCCACCTACTTCACAGTCACCTAGAGCGGTGTTAGAACCCCTCTGATCTTCTCTTATCTTCTCTTCTCTTATCGGTTCCGCGTGGGACACCCAATCGGGTGCCTCCGGGAATTCGAAGGGAAACCCATGGGTTTCCGGTGGGGTACCCGGTGGGGTTCCCTCTGCGAAACCTGCGGTTTTTTGTTCCGATTTTTTCGGGCGCCCGCCCTTCTTGCCGTTCTCCCACGTCGCGATCAGTGAAGCATTGCGCTCGCGCCATCCACTGACGATCAGTGCGCCGTCGGAACGCTCGATAAAGCCCGACTCAAGCATCGCCGCTTCGAACGCCGCAGCCGCACCTTTGAAGCGGCAAATCGACTTCAGCGCGGCCGGCGAAAGCGAATCAAAGCGATCTGACTTGCGCTGCTGGCAGTGCGCCCATAGGCGAATGAGATAAAGCGGCGCCATTTCGTCGGGCGTCTCGGGATCTCGCCCAAGCAAGTCCGCGAGCATGCGCGTTTTCCAGTGCTCCAGAAAATCCGGGTCGACGATCATGCATGCCTCCGTCCGGACCAGCACGGTGTTATAGAATTAGCCATCTGTACGGCTTCCCATTGAGTCGTTTAGATCAGACCCGGATCGTTCGCGCGATGCCGGGTTTTTCATTCTTGGCCGGTTTGATTTTCAGCCCGGCCGGTGCTGAAATGCGACCACTCAGGACGCACGAATGCCACGCTTCTCGCGTGCGATCCATTCCCGAGTAGTAGCGCGCTTCAACTCGCGATCTAGCCGCTTCCCAAGCCAGCGCATGCACGGCACGGCCATCGAGTTACCCAAACTTTTATACCTTGGTCCGTCAGCTGCCGCCCTCGCGCATTCCTCGCGCGTCATTACGCCGCCGCGCATCAGATACTTGATCCAGTCCTCGTCGAGCTTTTCCGGGCGGATAGCGCGGCCATACGGAATCAGGGTGTAGTCGTCGGGGAAGCCCTGCAGGCGTTCACATTCGCGCGGCGTCAGGCGGCGAACGGCCATTCCGGTGACGGCATGCATGCGGCTCTCTTTTGCCATCGTAGGTGCTGGCGCATCGTGATCGACGCGAGCTCCGTTGTGTGGACTGGTGATCTGCTGCGAATCGAACGCCGCGACGATCGGCTGGCCTCGCCCTGTTCCATTCTCGCTGGCATCGAACCCTTCGGCCTTCAGCGTGTGCGTGATTTCGCCAGTGACACAGACGGCCTGCACTTCGGCTCGCGCTTCCATCGTGTATGCGACGCCCTCCTGTACGCCTACACCGTCCGGTCCGCTATTCGGGTTCGTGCGCAGTGCGCCGGCCTGAATTGCATACGCCGGCTGAGCGATCAGCGTTTCCGTCTCATAGTCCTGCCGGCCCATGCCGCCAGCGTTCAGGCAGTGGGACACGTCTCCGGTGCTGGCGACGGGTTGCAAGTGTCCTGAATCGTCGCCGCCGGCAGGCGCTCCGCGACGGCGTCCAAGGCTTGCCGCAAGGGTTCCGGCAACTTCTTCCCGCGCTTCTCGGCGCGGCGCAGTATCCCGGCGCACGCCGTCGGACTCAAAAAGTACGTCGACGGGATTGAAGTCTTTTCGAGCACTTGCGACAACGAACACACGGCGGCGTCGTTGGGCCACTCCGAAATATTGGGCATCGAGGACGCGCCAAGCGATTGTGCGCGTGGGTCCAAAAACACAACCAGCGTTCGGCCAACTTTTCGCTTTCCCTTTGGCGTCCCTTGGAGGCTCCAGCTCACGGCCTTCCCCGGCAAGTCCTGCAAGAAAGCAACCGAAGGCATTGTCTTTGGAAGAGAGCACGCCAGGGACGTTTTCCCACAGCGCGACGGCTGCGGGCTCTCCGCGTCGCTCTCGAATATAGTCAATTGCATCGAACAACCTCACGTAAGAGATAGTCAACTGGCCGCGCTCGTCGGCGAGCCCTTCACGCAGGCCCGCGACGCTGTACGCCTGGCAGGGCGTGCCGCCGACCAGCACATCGGGCGCCGCGACGTCGCCGACCAGAATGGCGCGTGCGATCTTCGTCATGTCGCCGATGTTCGGCACGTTCGGATAGTGGTGCTTCAGCACGGCGGAAGGGAATTTGTCGATCTCCGCGAACCATGCCGCATTCCAATCGAGTTCATCCCATGCCACGGTCGCGGCTTCGATGCCGCTGCACACGGAACCGTAGTTCATCGTGCCTCCGCTGCCCACGCAAGCTGGATATACGGATTCACAGGGCCATGCTTGGCGATCTCGCGCATGCGCAGCAGGCCGCTATCTGGCGGAATTTGCGCGACGTCGGCCGGCGCGAAGCGGCGCGGCAACTCGCCGGGCTTCGGCGGCTCCGGAATCATGTACTTGTTGCCCTCGGTGCGCTCGAGCAAGCCGTCATCAAGCGCCTTAGTTATCAGCCGGCGCGCCGTCGACTCGGTCAGCATCGCGCGGCGATACAGTTCGGCCACGGTCAGCGGTTCGCGCTTGAAAAACGGCATGATCTCGGCCACGGTGTGTTTCAGTGAGCGGGCCATGCCGCCTCCCCTTGCGTAAGCAACAGCGTGCGCTGCGCTGCCGCGTCGGGCGCCATCGATTCATCGGATCGCGTCGATTCGCCGGCCTCGGTCATGTGGAAATGCATCGACGCCATATCGACAGCGGACGCCAGCACACTGAAGCGCTCCGCAACGAACGGGCGCGACGCGCTCAGTCGGCGATGCCCATAGCGCTCCAGAATGTCTTGCTCGACAAGGTCGATATCCTCAACCTCACCAAAGCACAGCACTTCGAACGGGAGCGCAGCTGCGGCAGACTGCGACAGTTCGCGGGCGCATGCCGTCGGCGAGCCCGCCGTCTTGCCAATGTTGAACACGCCGGGCATGGCGATGTTGCCTAACACGTACACGAATCCAAGGCTCATTTATGCACGCTCCGATTGGTGCGGGACAGTGCGATACAGTGCGGCACTCTTGGACTGTTGCGAACCCGCCAGAAAATTGCTTGCGCCCCCACTTGCGTCTGCCGACGCAGCGGAATGGCTTTTGATGTGTCTCATTCTGTAACTCGCTTGGAACGCTCTGTGTGGGGCAAAAAGTGCATCAAGGCGAGCGCAAACCTTGTAAGCACCTTCGACTGAAACCGTACGACGCTTGTAAAACGGTGTTGCGATTGTATTACCGTTGCTAACGTTTTGTTACGTAATCTTTACCGCAGACCAAAATATTTTCCATCGCAAAAGTTCGCCGTTTTGTGGTAGGCAGTGCGCAATTCGCTGATTTAGAGGGTAAAAAGCCTTCTATTCGCGCCACAATTGCCTGAATCATGCCGATAGAATGTTTTAATTACCTTTCTACCGGTAACTAAACGCGACCACTCTGAAGGCTTAGATAACCGATGATTTCGTCCCGCGCCTCGGTCCATGACCAGCAGTAGCGAACGCACCATCCTTCCTCTTCAAGTCGGCCGCCGTACCACAGTTGTTTGTCGGTCGGGCGCCCATCGCCAGCTTTCATTTCTATCGAGAGCCCGACATAACGCCCGCGCGCAACAGGTAGCTTGACGTCGTGCTCTCCGGACAGCATCCCAGCTGCGTACGCTTTGCCCGCCTGCGCTTTCGACAGCTTCACGCCGTTAAGCGATGCGGACAGAAGATCGAGCGCCGGATACTGCGCCACGATGCACGGCATACGTGCCCAGGTGAATAGCGCGGATTGCTCGAGGAACTCATGTTGCGTGGGCGGCTTCTTGGTCTTGCGCGGGCCGCGCGCAGGCACGCGGCGCCCGGTGCGCGAGCGTAGGATCTCGCTCACGGCTTTCCCTTGAATACCAGGCGGCGCATGTCGTCAAGGTGGCGCTCCGTCGCGGCGAGCGCGCCAGCGCTGCCCGATCCTTCCGACGGGCGCAGCCCACAGCGCCAAAGTTCATCCATCAGTTCTTGCGCGACGCCGACGTGCAGCGACATGAACGGCTCTACCTGCTGATCTTCACGCTGCGCGATGAACTGAACCGGCTGCGCAGCCTTGAACGTCTCGCCCTCATGCCTACCAAAATACAGGTCGATCTGGCGGCCCCACGGCTTCAGTTCTGCTGCAATCCTTGTGCTCATACTGGCAACTCCGTATAGGGCGTGTAGGGCAAGCCGAAAAGGTTCTCACGATCTGGCGCCCACTCGCGGTAGGCCGATCGCCAGAAGTGCTTCTTCTCTTCGTAGCTGAACATGCCGCCCTGGTCGATCGCGTAGTGACAGAAGTAGCAGCCCGGCACGGTGAACTCGTCGCGTGCCTTCTGGCCCATGCCCTTCCCCAGCGCACCCTCATTCGAGTGCGCCGGCACGACCGTCTCTATGCGCCCGCAACAAATGCCGGGGATCGCCAGATAGCAGCGCTGGCCACGGCACGCGTCGAGCATCTTCTTATCGTGGCCGGGGCGCTTCTTCGGCGTGCGGCGCTTGATCGTGCTGCCGCCGTACGTCGTGATTTTTCCGGCCGGCGAGCCAGCCTCGAGCGGCGCCACCGTGCGCAGCGCTTTCGGCTTGGCCTTGAACGGCGTGCGCGCGAGCGGCTTGCTCGACGGCTTCATCGGAGTCTTACGCAGCATAGAACGCCTGGGGAATAGTTTGGCGAATGCCGAGCCCTGCGCAGACTTCCGCAAAATCGGCCGGCGGCACGTCGGAAAGACTGGACACGCCGAACGCGTCGTAGACATGACGCTTGATCGCATTGGCGCGTTCCTCGGGCTTCGCGTCGCTGATATGGAACGCCGCCACGACGCGCGGGTTATGGAACCAACCCGACTTGTAGAGGCAGGCGTAGTGCTTTCCGAACCCGGCGTTCTCGACCGTCGCGGCGCGGGCCTGCGCCTGCGCTGCTTCCTGCGTGATGCGTGCGAGCGCGACAGGTGAGCCCGGCTTTAGCCCCAACTCCGCCAGCTTCGCGAGGGTGCAGTCCACGTCGAACACGATGCGCGGCGTACCGTCCGCGAGGGTTTGCAGGCGTACGAATGTGCCGATCAGAACGGCGGGATTACTGTCCATTTCGCGCCTTTGCTCGTTGGCGTTGTTCAAAATCCCATGTGCATTCGCTACAGCAAAACAGTAGCGGCATGTCGACGGGATCTTCACAGTTGCGGCAGAAGCCGTTGGGTTGCATGCGCTGCCCGGCTGCAGCGCGCACCGCGGCGATGGACGCCTCAAGATTCGCTGCTGCGCGCTCGTTGCCGACGTCAGCAGGATCGCCGTGCGTGTCCATCTGTTCGCGCTCTATCATTTAGTACTCCTGCCGGTCTAAAACGGAATGTCATCATCCATTTCGTCGAAGCCGCCGCCGCTTGGCGGGCGTGCCGGGCGTCCGCCGCCACCGCTACCGCCGCGCGACTGTTGCGAATACTGCTGCTGCGTAGACTGCTGGCGCTGCTGCCCGCCTCCGGTTTGCTGGCGTTGCTGGCCGCCGCGCTGCTGTTGCTGCTGGCCGCCGTCGCCTTGCGGGCGCGCGCCGAATTCCAGCCGCAGCACACGACCGACCATCTTCGTGCCTTGCGTGTTGTCGTTGCGGTCGTACGTCTCTACACGGACGTCCTCAAGCATTACCTCAAGCTGCTGGCCCTTCAGCAGATACGGCGCGAGAGATTCGGCGCGCTCGCCCCACAAGACACCCTCCACCCACTGAGAAGCGCGACGCCCATCGCCGTCCTTGGCACCCCAGTTATATGCAAGTGCGAGATTCGCGACAGCCGTGCCGTCCGGTAAATGGCGCACTTCAACATCACGACCCAAGCGGGCCAGTCCCATCAAGATCATTGCCTTACCTTTTTAGTTTGGTGCGGTGCCGCACCTATTGAAAAAGCCGCCCCGCTGGCGGCCTTAGTTAAGCGTCGAGCGCCGCGCGTGCGGCGTTAATTGCCTGCTCTGCCCGACCGACTCGGGCAATCTGTTCGCCGAGCTTCGCGGCCTTGATGTGATCCTTCTGGAGTTCCGCAAGCGCGATCGTCGCGACGGCTCCCTCCCGCGTCGTGACGTCGATAGTCAGACCGGCAATGTGGACGAGAAATATCAGAATGCGATACGGTCGAGGAATCGGACCGCCCTTTTCGTATCGGCACCCGCCGGATTGCGTTAAGCCGACCGCACCCCAAAATTCGGGCTGAGTCTGTCCTAAGCGCTTCCTAAGTTCGCGTGCGTACGTACCATCGATATCTTTTTCTGTAAAAATGCTCATTTGATAGGTATCATGCCAATGAGATTGACGTCTTGATGGTACTGTTTTGTTACCACTCCGTCAAGTATTACAAAAGTTCGGTTCTATTTTACAAACACTAAGAAGAAGCGGTGCTACCGCGCAAACAACGGGAATTCGATATGTCTGAGATCAACAAGAGCTATTTCGAGAATCTTCTTGCTAACAAACGCATTTCCATGAGGGCATTGGCGGACCGCATGGGCATGTCGCACTCTCAGCTATCAGTCACGTTCAGCGGCAAAAGACGCATGCAGTTGGAAGAGGCGGTAACGCTTTCCGAGATCTTCGGAGAACCATTGACCAGAATCATTGAGGCATCCGGTGTGCCAGTAGGCCCGGTGTCCGGAGCAAGGCTTACTGTCGTGGGCGCGGCGATCGGAGACGGGACCGTGAGCCATATAGATGAAACTCAGGCTCCCTCAGTTGGCGTCCCGGAATTGCCAGAAGATGCGATAGCCATTCAATGCCGAACGTCCGAGTCGGCCCTTGCATGGATGGATGGTTGGATTCTCTTTTGCTCCAAGCCGTCGGGCGTACATGGCGATAGCCTGGGGCGCTTCTGCTTTCTCAAGATCAAGGACGGCCCGGCAGTCCTGGCAACGATCAAGCGCGGATATGAGGAAGGCACTGTCAATCTCTCCGGGCCTTACAGCGCAGAGAACGTGCGCATCGAGTGGGCTACGCCGATCATCGCGACGAAAAACTAAGGCTGTTCGCAATTCCGGAACGGCGCACCCCTGCTTAAGTCGTATTTTAGAAAGTAAGACCGTTTTCCCGAAAAAGTGGTTGCATTGTAAGAACGCTGGTCCTAGAATCATATCAAGGTCGCATGTGCGACTCTTTCTAGGGGATGCAAAATGCAATTGCTTCGAGAAACTCTGGTACCGGAAAACGAAGCCGCGTGGCTTGCTATGCGTGCGCAGGATCTCACGTCGACGGAAGTATCGGCCCTGTTCGATTGCTCGCCGTACCTGACTGAATATGAGTTGTACCTGAAGAAAACCGGCCGTCTCGCTGAGGACTTCGTAGAGACTGACCGTATCAAATGGGGCAAGCGCCTCGAGGCTGTCATTGCACAAGGCGTCGCAGAGGACCGCGGGCTTGAAGTGCAGCCGTTCAAAAACTACATGCGCATCCCTGAGTTGCGCATGGGCTCGTCGTTCGACTTCATTATTCTTGAGGGCGCCGGCACGACGCGCGGCCTGATGGAAATCAAGAACGTTGATGGCCTGCAGTTCAGGCGCGCATGGATCGAAGGCGGCGACGATGCCGACGACGAAGCGCCGCCGCACATTGAATTTCAGGTGCAGCACCAGATGGAAGTCGCCGATATCGAATGGTGTCTTATCGTGGCACTCGTCGGCGGGAACACTCCCAAGGTCATCGCCCGCCAGCGCGACCGCGAGATCGGCGCATTGATCCGCGAGAAGGTCGCGCAATTCTGGAAGCGTGTCGATACCGGCAACGCCCCTGCCCCCAACTTCAGCAAAGACGCTGACACGCTCGCTCGCCTCTATCGCGACAATGACGGCTCGACCATCGACCTGTCGGATAACCCGCGCCTGGCTGAACTGTGCCGCACGTACAAGGAAGCGGGCGTAAGGGCCAAGGAAGCGGCCGTCGCCAAGGACGCGGCTAAAGCCGAGATCCTCACCATCATCGAGAGCGCCAAGTCCATCGCCGCCGACGGCTTCAAGATCAGCGCCGGCACGAACAAGGTTTCGTATCGCTCGCACGATCGCGCGGCCAGCGAGCGCGTAACGATCACGCTCACCAAGATTCCTGCGACCCACATCGAAGCGACCGTTGAGCCGTTTCGCAATATCCGGATTACCGAGGCCGCATAGGCTCTCGCGATTCAATTGCTAACCGCTAGTGCGGCACTGTATCGCACTGTACCGCACCGTAAAGTAAGGGATTGACCATGACTGAACAGACCCAGCAGCCGGCGGCCGAACCACTGCCGCTCACTGAGGCGCAATGGATCCGCGCCGAATCCGCCAAGATCGGCGACTTTCTGAAGAAGAAGCGCGGCGACCAGTTGGCCGCGATGCTTCCCGAGGGAATCAGCGTCGACAAGTTCATCGGCATCGTAATGACGGCAATCGCGCGCGACGCGGACAAGCTGCTGAACGCGGACCGCGCGAGTCTCTACACCGCATGCCTTCGCGCGGCCACAGATGGCCTGCTGCCCGATGGGCGTGAGGCAGTGCTGAACGTCTACGACACGAAGCAGAAGGACGGCAATCGGGACATTTGGGTACCGACTGTTCAATACCTTCCGATGGTGCGCGGCATCCTGAAGGTAATGCGCAATAGCGGCGAGATCGTAAGCATCGACGCCGCGGCCGCATACGAAAAAGACCACTTTCGATTTGTGCGCGGCGACAACCCGCGCATCGAACATGAGCCCTACGACGGCGCCGACGACCCCGGCCCGGTTAAGGCGGCCTACTTCATCGTCAAACTCGTCAGCGGCGAAGTGCAACGCGAAGTGATGTATCGCCGCGATATCGAGAAGGTGCGCGGAGCATCGAAGTCGGGTAACGGCGCGAATAGCCCCTGGACGAAATGGTACGACCAGATGGCGATCAAGTCGGTTATCAAGCGCGGCGCGAAGTTGCTCCCGCAAAGCTCCGACAAGCTGGATCGCGTGCTTCAGCACGACAACGACGCGATGGGCTTCGATTTTGGACACCGCGAAGAAGCGCCGACGTTCAGCGCGGCCGAGTTGCCGCCGGCCACGCAGGCGCCAGCGCAGGCGGCCACCCCTGCCCTGCCGAACGAAGTGCCGCAGCAGAAGGCCAGGGCGTCGCGCTTCGCGTCGATCATCAAAGGCGCGCAGCAGACCGCCGAAACGGTCCCTGCCCGCTCCGCCATGTCTGACGAAGAGGCACTTCAGGCGCAATTCGAAGCGGACATGCGCCGTCAGGAGAAAGCAGCATGAGCGACGCTACCCGCCTGACCGAAACGCAGCTGGCGAAGCGCTGGAACATCACGACGCGCACGCTCCAGATATGGCGCCGCGAGCGCATCGGTCCGCCGTTCATCGTCGTCGGCAAAAACACGGTGCTCTACCGCGAAGAGGACGTTCGCAAATATGAGGACGAGCGCCTCATTCCCACGAAAAACAAGTAAGGAGTTGGACATGCAAGCCACGCAAGCTACTGTTACGCCCGTATCGCGAGAATTGACCGTCTCGGAGTACACCCCCACACAGCGCACGTTGATCGAGCTGCGCGTAAAGTTCAAGGGCGTCATCTTCCAGGTAGAAACCAAGGAAGGCATGAAGGACGCGAAAGAGGCCGCGCGCAACCTGACGAAGTTGCGCACTGCGCTCGAAAACCTGCGCAAAGAGATCAAAGAACCGGCGCTGCGCCGCTCGCAGGCGATCGACAGCGAGGCCACGTACCTGAAAGGCGAGATTGAAAAGCTTGAAAAGCCGATCAAGGAGCAAATCGCGGCACAGGAAGAGAAGGAAAAACGCGAGGCGGAAGAACGCGCACGCATCGAGCGTGAGCGCGTCGCGGGCATCCAGCAAAAGATTGCGGCGATCCGCTCCGTGGTCGATGCGTCAGCGAACGACGGCATCGACGAGCTTGCCGCGTCGATTGAAGATCTGGAAGGCTACGTCATCACTGAAGCCGACGGCTTTGCCGAATTCATTGCCGAGGCCCGCACCGCGCGCGATGAAACGCTCGCGAAGCTGCACGCGATGCACGCGTCGGCTGTTGCTGTGCAGGCGGAACGTGACGCACTGGAAGCGCAGCGCGCAGCGCAGGAAGCCGCCGCAGCGGAACTCGCCCGCCAGCAAGCAGAACTCGCCCGCCAAAAGGCCGAATTCGAAGCCATGAAGCGCGCAACTGAAGCGCCGGCTACCGTCGTCGAGCAACCGGCCGCCGCGCCCGTCACGCTGTCTCGCGATCCGATGCCCATTGCCGCGCCGGTCAACGACGAAATTGATGAACTGTTCGACCGATCAGAGCACCCGCCGCGCGTTCACCATACCGAGGATCTGGAGCGCATCGGCTCGCCGATGACGCCGATCGGCGGCGACGACGTCATCGCGACTGCGCCGGCCGCAGCGCCGCTGTATGTGCCGTCACTTGCCGCCGACTCGTTCGCCGACCCGTTTGATGAATCTCTGCGGCCCGGCGGCATCGTTCGCGTGAGCCCTGCCCCGCTCTACCCCAATCAGGCGCCCGCCGGCTACTGGATGGATGGCGAGTATTGGGGGACCACGCCGGAAGGCGATAACAACGCCGCCGCGGCGTTCGCCGACGTGGGCGCATTGAAACTGGTGCCCTTCTGGACGCACACTCAAGAAGTAACGTTCACCGTGGCGATGGTCAATGGTAAGCCGCGCGTCGTGCCTGCGACCGATGCCGATGCGGCCATGCTGTGCTCGCCGTTCGAACAGGAGGAAGCGTAAATGCTGCTGAAGATCAAGAAAACGCATCCGGACGCCATCATTCCGAAGTATGCGACGGCCGGCGCGGCCTGCTTCGATCTGCATGCGATTGAGGCCGACTGGTTCACTCCACACCCGACTGACAAGCACGCGGCGATCTTCCGTACCGGCCTGGCTGTCGAAGTGCCCGCCGGCTGGGTCATGAAGATCTATTCGCGCAGCGGCCACGGCTTTAACCAGGGCATGCGCCTGTCGAACTGCGTGGGCATCATCGACAGCGACTACCGCGGCGAGATCCGGGTTAGCCTGCGCGCGGACGGCGAGGCGTGCGCCAAGGTTCGCGACGGCGACCGCATCGCACAGGCCATGCTCGAGCCGGCGCCGCAATGCATGTTCGTCGAAGTGGATGAACTGTCGGAGACGCAGCGCGGGGCCGGCGGGTTCGGGAGCACAGGGAAATGAACGAGAGCCCGGAGCAAACCCTGAAGCGCTACCTGACCGCACTTGTCGCGACACTGGTGCGGCGCCAGAAGAATGCGGGCGAACTGTGCCACCTTCTAGGCGTTGATGCCCGCGAGGCGCGCACTATCTGGCGAAATCACCAGTGATATAGCGGTAAGCAGCGGTGCCCATGCATCGCGGCGTGCACTTAGGCGGACTGCGGTCCGCCTTTTTTTATACCCGAACTGCATGCGGGCTTGATGTTTCCGTGCGCCGCTCCTATGATGTTCGCATGTATAGCTACCTGTATAGCTATACAAAAGCACACAACCGGGAGCACATATGGGCGTCGTCGTCTTTGGGGCAGAGAAGGGAGGCGTAGGTAAATCGACGCTGACAGAAAACAGCGCAGCCGTGCGCGCTGAAGTAGGGTACCGCGTCGTGATAGCGGACTTCGATAATCAGGGTACGTGCAGCAAGTGGATATCGCGCCGCGACGAAGATCCAAGCCTGCCAAAGATCGCTGTTCGGCGCCTGCCGGTCGAGAAGAGGGCGGACGTCGGCGCATTTGCGACGCTGATTCAGGAGCTTGCCGACAGCTACGACGACGTCTTTATCGACGTGGGCGGGCAGGATACGGCCGTGTTCCGCGCCTCGCTGGCCATAGCGGATCGGATCATTGTCCCGCTGACGCCGTCGCCCGACGATCTCGACACGGTACCGGACCTGGCGAATGTGGTCCGCCAGTTCAGCAAGCCGCTCGATATCCGCGTCGTTCTCAATATGACGTCCGGACAACCGATCATGCTGCGCGACATGAAGGCCGGCATGGAAGGGTTCAAGGATGTTCTGCCGTTGATGCCCAAGACCATCGGCACGCGCGTCGCGTTCAAATACGCGAAGGTGAGCGGGAAGGGCGTCGGCGAACTGAAGCGCAAGGACGGCTACGACCCTGACGCGGCGAACGAGATCAAGGACTTCTACCTTGGAGTATTCGGAAAATGAGCAAGGGAATGGGAACGCCCCGCGGGCGCGATGTTTTCGCGGACCTCGAGCGCGCGCAGGACGTCATTGCGAAAGCGCCGCCGGCCACTGAAACCTCACAGCCGGCGCCGGCCGGCGAAGCGGTCAAGCTGACGCAGCAGGAATCCGAGCGCTTTGAGGCGGCGATCGAGAGCCCGCCCGCGCCTAACGATGCCCTGCAGACTGCCATGCAGCAGCACAGGGGCGTGCAGCTAGATATGCAGGCAATCCGGGCGCTGCGCCCGCGCAAGGAGCCCACGGTGCAGACCAACGCGCGCATGCCGGTGAGCCTGCTCGACGATATCGACGATCTGTGCCGGCTGTTCGGCCTGACCAAGACCGATATCATGGTCGACGGCACGCGGCGCGAAGTGGCACGGCTGAAGAAGCAATTCGGCTTGGAGTAGGGTATGACCGCCAGCGACGAAAAGGAACAGTTTGAACTGTTCAAGGCGGAAACTACCTGGTTCCACATTTTCCGTTCGATGATAGAAAACGGCGATGTGGCGAAGATGGGGCCGTACGCAGTGACCGTCTATATGGTCATCAAGGCGCACACGAATTTCAAGTCGGGCATGGCTTTCCCGTCGATGCCGACGATTGTGGAAAAATCGGGCATTTCGAAAAGCCAAATCATTCGTGCACTTAAGACGCTCGAGGATTACGGCTATATCACGCGCGACCAGAAGGGCAGGAACAACGTCTACACACTGAGGGAAAAGGTGGACATATCCGACACACACGGCAGGCCCGTAGCAGCGGCATCATGGGATTACGTGCCTGATGGAGTGAAGGGCGCGGTCGCAGACCTGAAAAACGTCCTCATGACGGGAGACTTTGCCGGCGCCAAGATCGTACAGATTGAAAACCTAACCGTGAATATCAACAACTTTCACGATCAGTCCATGCAATTGAATATTCAAAACCTGCTGGACAATATGGATAAACTCCCGAAAGCCATGCGGGAGAGACTTATCCACAATCTGACGCAATCGGTGTCTCATGGGAACCAGTCTGAATAGGTGTCACACAGACACGTATCTGACAGATACCGAACGACCGTTCTAAAGGTGTCCACCAGGAACCGTTGATGCCGGTATCGGTGTCTGGTGGACACCCTAACGATAGAGACTTTTATGTTAACAATATGCGGACTCGCGCCGGGGTTATCCACAAAGCGCAGCCGCACGCAGGGGGCGATAGCAGGGGATGACCACACCACTACTTTACTCGGTCGCGGCACAAACCGACGAAGGCCCGGCTGCTCGCGGCCAGCGCATTGCGCAACGACTCGGATATACCGACTACGTTTATCTTTCAGACGGGCTCGACGCCTGCATATCCCGCAGATGGTTCGGCTACGCGATCCTTTCCGGCATAACGCCGTTCGGATCTGATGATCGTTGGTCGTTCAGGACGTACAGCGCGGCCAAGGCGGCGCTCGACGCGTGGGTTGCTGGTGGTGGCATTGGCGAGCCACGCAAGCGGCGTACAGCGGGCCAGCACGCGGCCACGCACACGTACCAATCCCGTTGATAAAAAACCTTATGTCAAATTGGGTATAAAAATGCTCAGAATGATAACTGGAAGTTTGCTTTGTGCCCTGCTTGTGGGATGCGCGGCCGGCGTCGAAAGCATGCCGACGGCAGACGGGCGCGACGGCTACAACATCGAATGCGGCGGCTCCGCGTATTCGTGGGCAAAGTGCTACAAGGCTGCGGCCAAGACGTGCCCCAGCGGGTTTGATGTGCTGGACCGGGATAGCTCGTCGACGGCCAGCCAGTTCGGCCCGATCGTCAATCGCAGCATGGTCGTCGCCTGTAAGCGACGGACATAAAAAAGCCCCGCCCGAAGGCGAGGCAAAGGACAGCAGCCGAAGAAACGGGAATTACTTCGGCTGCACCACGCAAGCGGTCTTGATGTATTCCTGCGCAGCGCGCAGCTTGGTTATTTCGGCGTCGCCGCGGCTGGCAATAGAGAAAAGTCGGTCCGTATCTCGTCGGTCAAGCTCTGCTGTGCCGGCGGTACCAGGATCCACGCTGGCGGCGGCGCCGGGCGCGAGCACTCCACCGCTACCGGCTGAACTGGTTGCCGTGCAACTGGTGACGGCGAACCGCAGCCGCAGAGAACCATCGGCAACAGCAGCACGCAAAGCATCGTTTTCAGCTTTAGCATCGTTCCTCTCCTTTGAATATTTCGCGTCCAGCGCGGCGACGTCCCGCTCTTTCTGCTGCTGCGCCGCCAGCGCCGCGCGCGCCGCGTCCGCAGCCTTGGCGGTCATCGCTTCCATGTCGGCGCCGTGCGCCTCTTTTTCGTCCGCGAGATCGCGCTGTACGGTCGCGATCTCGGCGCCGTAGTGGTTCGCATCGAGGTAGTGCGCGGCGCCGGCCCCGACAAATGCCGCAATCAGGTAGGGCGCGATGCGCGCGAGGATGGACAGAATGGCGGTCATGGTGCGGGATCTCCATGCTCGGCGTGAACCGCGCGCGAAAGGCGCTCAACCACAACTTGCAGTGAGGCTACCTGCTGCTCGAGCGCAGTTATCTTGCCGTTGAGTTCGCCGATCTTCTGAATCGCATCATTGCGCTCGTCGGCGAACTTGTCCGCGCGCAAATCAGATTCTTTCCGGGCCGCGCGCTCGTCGGCCAACGACTGCCGCAGCTGGGCGATGGTGTCGATCTTGGCGCTATCGCTTGCAGCGTCGACGCCCTCTTTCCGAAGAAAGCGGCGCATGCCAAAGAACACCGACAAAATCAGCGCCGTGGCGCCGCCACCGCTCGCGGCAGACTGGAGATCAACCGGCCCGATCATTGGCTACCGCCCGATACAGACGTTTGCTTGATGACGCGGGAGAGCGCCGAAGCCACGCCGCACGCGATCGACAGGGCGGCAAACTCTTTCGGCGTGACGAAGTCGCGAATCAGCGGCAGGTTGTCTTGCAGCTGCGCGGCCATGCCAAACAGTGCCGCGAGTAGCGCGAAGCGAATGGACCAAAGGCGGTGCCAAACAAGGTGCGCGTCGTCGATCAGTTTCATGCGGGCTCCAGGTCAGAAAGACGGGTTTGCCAGCCGTACTCGAATCGCTCCTGAGTCGGATTGCGCTCGGCCATAGCGATATAGTCCGCGCCGCGCAGGTGCTCGACCATGCCGCGCAGGACCGCGAGCCCGGCGGCGCCGCGCGCGCGCACGAACGCATTCAGCGCGGCAATCGTCATCGCGCCAATGCCGCCGTCGGCGGAAATATCGGGGAAAAGTGAACCTTCGTTGTTCAGGACGTTCAACGCGCGCTGCAGATACTTCACGCCCGTTGCCTGGCCCATGTTGACGCCCGTATCGAACAGGAAGAACGCGAGGCGCGCATCAATCGGGTTGATCTGGTCGAACTTCGGCTGCGTCCAGTAGCGCGTGCGGTAGATCGTGATCGCGTCGGATCGCTGCATGTCGCGCATGGAGCCGTGATAGCCGAATGCCCGCGCGACAGCAGCCGTGATACCGAAATTGGTTTCGCCGCCCTTGTCGGCCGGGTCGTTCACGTACCCCTTTTCGCTCTCGAGCACGCGCTCGATGTAGTCATCCGGAACCATTGAACCCCCTAAGCAATGGTCGGATTTTAAGCAGGATGGTCCCGTTTGGCGACCATTTCCTATTGAAAAATCAACGATCTGCGCATTGTCCGCATAGTGCCATTCGATATACAATGGTGCTATTCAATTTGCAATTGAACCATCATATAGGGCGAAGCATGGCAAACACTACGCCGAGGCGCCGCATGGTCAGCCCGCCCAAGCAGGATACGGGCATCAATGAGGCGAACTGGCGACAGGGGGATCCATCCAAAAAGATCGCGATCAACATCCCGTTTCCGGAGCCGACGATACTCCAGCTTGAGTGGCTCATAGAACACAACTTCATCCACTCGAAAGCGTCATTCGTGCGCGAGGCGGTTGCTGCTGCCGCGACGCGCGAGGTTGAGCGGGCGAAGAAGATCCGCGCTTTCGCAGCAAAACTCGACAAGGAAACGGGCCGAACGTAGTTCAGCCCCACCCAAAGCGGGCGCGACTGCCATGCCGTGCAGTCGCCGCCGTCCTGAAGCATCGGCCCAAGGACAATTCATGCCCGCACGAAACGCGCCCGACCCGCTCAATTTCCCCTATGGCTACACCGCGAGAAAGCGGCGCCGGCTTGCTATTGCCGGGCTCGCTTTCATCGCCGCGCAACTCGCGGCGTTCGCAGCCTTAGTGCTTCTCCGGAGATAGGCCGAACAGGTCGCGGCGTTCCTGTGCCGCGCCGCGCGAATGCTTCTTCTCGCGGCCCCACATACCCGCCACGCCCTCGCGCTCCTGCTTGATCTTTGCCTTGATCGAGCCGCGCATCTTGCCGGGATCAATGATCGCTTCCGGACGGTTGTCCTTGATCGCCTTCTCGTTGTGGGCCTGAATCTCCGCCATCACGTCGGCCATTTCCTTGTCTGCTTCCTGCCGGCCCGCTTCGTCCTTAGCCTGCTCCGATGCCACCATCGCATGCGCGATCCGGTTGCCGAACTCGCGGCGCAGACCATCAACGGCCCCTTCCGCGCGCTTCTCCGCATACGTGTAGTCTTTGACGTCCGTCACCTTCGACGGCGTAAAGCCGGCGGCTTTCATCGCTAGATCCGTGCCCGATAGATCTTCAGGCTTCAGAATGCGATTGCCCTTGCTGTCGCGCACGCCATCCATTGCCCAGCCGGCGGCCGTGATCCAGTTCTTTGCAAAGTTCGGCGCGAACTCGGCCACGGCGCCGTACGGGTCATGCGCTTGCGACTTCTGGAAGGCGCGCATCGGGCGGCCAACAAGCATGTCGAACGACACGCCTGCCGCGTTGAGTGCGCTATCTGGCAGGATCGAGCCCATCCCGACACGCGTCAGGTCGACGCCCGCCGGGTACGTGATGCCCTTATTCATGATCTGCGCAATCACGTTGCTACCGGACGTCTTGGCAACCCACTCGCGCAGCTCAGTTTTCAGGTCGAGATCCTCGTTGGTGATATTCGAATAGGCGGCCTCCGTGACCTTGCGCAAGTCGTCCGCGCCCGGCATCCCCCACAAGCCCGACAGCGCGTACAGCGTGGCGAGCGACGCAGCCGCAGCCATCTTGCCCTGCTTGCCGTGCAGCTTCGCCATGCGGTACCACGTCTCGAGCGTCTGGATCATGAAGCCCTTGAACTGCATCAGCACCGCGCCAACGCCGCGCATCACGCCCGGTCGATTGCCCTTGCCCATGCGGAACTGGCTTTCGTCGACAGCCCATTCTGCAAACGCCTTCGGGCTCCAGTTCGCGCCCAGGATCGACGCGCGGGCCAGTGCATTATTGCCAAGGTTCTTCTCTGCGTTCTTCCGGATTGCTTCCTTCTCGGCGAGGCGCGCCGCGGCGATGAACGTGACCAGTCGGTTAAGGCGCTCGGCGCCTGAGAATGCGATCGACACAACCTGCGAGATCGTATTGAAAGCCTTCGTGACCTTCCGGCGCCCAACGTTGCGCTGGCGGGCCGTCATCATCATTTCGTACGTGTCCTGCGGCACGAATGCGCCATCGGCCCATGCTTCCTTCAGGATGCCGCGCACGTCGGCCGGCGCCTTGTTCGGGTCGAACAGGTCGAGCCCAACGCGCGGCGCGGCGAGCATTGCGAACGCATCCTTGTAGGCGCGCGTCAGTTCGAACGCAACGCGGTGCGAGGGTGCAACCTGCATGAGTGTCGGGAACGTCAGCAACGGAACCTGCGTCAAGTTGGCGAATGCCGTTGCCGGCGTGCCGGCGATGTACATGAAGTACCCGGCCTGGCGCAGCGCGGCCAATTCTTCCTGCGGCTCGTTCGCGTACGCGCGGTATTTCTGCGCATAGTCGTAGAGTTTCGGCTGGCCCTTGATGCCGTCGATCGAATCATTCCATGCGGCCATGTGCGAGCGGCGCGCGAGGTAGCCCGACATGCCGATGATGTAGTCGGCAATCGCGCGCTCGAAGTCTCCGGAGTAGCCCGGCACGTTATCGGAGTGGAAGAAGTGCTTGCGGAAAGACTGTCCCTTGATCGCATCGGCAAGCTGGTCGCGCACCGCATCCCACGTATCGTTATCGATGTTCGCGATTTGCGCGAGTGCATCGACGTCCGACAGTTTGACCGGCTGGTCGGCGCGGCGCTGCTCGGGCGCGAACGCCACGATACGGCGATTCGGGTTGCCGTCGACATACTTGGCGCGCGCGGCGTCGATCGCTGCTTTCACAGCCGGAATCTGGTCGATAGGCTTGCGGCCCGCCTTCGTGCCACGCTCGGCGAGCATATCGCTAAGGCCAGTTTCAACCTTCGTCGAGTAGATAGTCTTGTCATCGCCGTTCGGCTGCGTCTCCTTGACCGTCACAACGTAGTCGCCGTAGCGCGCGAACGGAACGTAGCCGGCGCGCTTTGCCTGCTCAATCTCGCCGATGAAGCGCGCCACGCTTTGCAAGCGGTCCTTTTGTGCGCCAGTCATTTCCGGCGTGATAGTCGCAGCGATAGCCTTGGCCGCGTCCGTCGAGCCCGCAAACTGGCCGTAGCCCATTTCCTCGAGGGTTTGATCGCGGAACTTGTCGAGCGCGGCATCGAACATCGTGCGCAGGCCGGCGTACGCGGTCGCCTCGTCGGCGGACAACTTGATGGTGTCGCCCTTCTTCGTCAGCGACGATTCAAACGGCTTGGACGTCCAGACCGGGCGGCCGTTCGCGTCCTGCTCCATGACCTTTGCTTCGCCGGGGTTCTTCACGCCTGCAGTCAAATCGCTCTTAGAGAACGTCTCGGACATGAGGCGGCCAAGTTCAAGCGCACGGTTCACGTTCTCTTTTCCGGCCTGGTCGAGCGCGTCATACGCCTGCGCGTGGTGCCCCAACTCGCTAATCGTTGCGTCGCGCGCCTCCATCTGGTCGATAGCCGTACGGTAGACCGGCGTGAACTTCGGGAAAAACGCGGCGATCTGGCGCGGGTAGTTGAACAGGCGAGAGACGAGAGACAGGTCCGACGTCACGCGGCCGATATAGTCGCCCTTGTTGACGGGTTCCTCGTTGAGCGATGCTGCCGCTTCGTTCAATGCGGCTTCCGCCTCTTCCTTCGACACTGAACGGCGCGGGCCGGTCGGTTCGCTCGGGTCAGTCTCAGGCGCCACCGCGGCGCGGCGCAGTGCAGCCTTTGCGAGCTCGGAAAGCTGCGCGGGCGTGACGCGGCCCAGCTGCACGCCGAAGCGGTGCATCAGCCATGCCTTGATCGCGCCAAGGACGTCGTCCACCCACTTACGGAAGGCGCTCGGCGCGTTCTCGTACTCTTCGACCGTGTATGCGCCAAACTCTTCGGCGCGCACGGCATCGCTGCCCATGTTGTCGCCGGCCAGTTCTGCGCCTGCGACGCGGCGACGTGCGGCGTCATAAAACTCGCGGGCGCGGCCCGTCGAGCGTTCGGCCTGCGTACGCAGTGCATCGAGGCGCTTGAGCAACGAGTCCCACGCAGCACCGCCGATCAGTGCGCGAACGCCGCCGTGCATCATTTCATGCAGCAAGACGGCCTGCGCTTCGCCCGGCTTCAGGTTCTCGCCCACCAGGTGAATCGTGCCATCGCGCTCGGTCACAGCCTGCGTGCCGATCGGGTGCTTGCCCGGAACGCTTCGTGCGGTATCGTGCAGCACTATACGACCCGCATCGATTAGCTTGCCGATGAACGCACCGAGTTCGCCCGCGCGCAGCGCTGCGCCGGTATCGGTCGGTGCAGCGATGGAGCGCCGCGGCTCGTCGCCGGCAGGATTCGGGTCTACGTCGGTAGTTGCGTTGAGCGCTTCGGGGCTTACTTCCTGTTCCGGCTTTTCCGCAGCCAGTTCGGTTTCAAGCGCGTTCATGTCGGCGATCTTTTCGAGAAGCTCCTGTTCTTCAGGGAACGGCGCGCCGAGGCGGCTCTGGATCTGCTTCAGGCGGCGTTCTTCCTGCGCGATGGTGTTGCGCGATTCGGCGGCGTCCTTGTCGAGCCCGTTAATCTGGTTCACTGCGCGTGCAGCGATGCCGTTGATTGCGAAGTCGTCGCGCACTGGCCATTGGATCAGCGGCGACGGGTCTGTCGGCAGGCCCACATGCACGCTCGCGCTGTAGTCGCCGAGTTTCTTGCCGGCCACGCCGTAGTACGTGATCGGGAAACCGCCGATCTCGCCAATCTGCTTCTCGCCGTCGAAACTCTCGTCACTCAGGCGCTTGAACTCGTCGAACAGCGCACCAGAAAAGTCGTCGCGGGCATCAAACGTCGATTCGCCAACCTTGCCGGCGAACTCGCCCGCACGGATCGGCGTGCGCACGGCAAGCGCCTTGTCGATCGCCTCAACTATCGCGCGATTGCGCTGGATTGCGGATTCGGCCCACGACTTCGAGCGCATCAACTTGTTCTGCTCGTCGTGGTGCGCCGCGCGCAAGCGCTCGAGGCGGTCAATGTCGCCCTTCAGGCCGGCGAGCTTCATGTAACGCTCGTCTCCGGATGCCAGCGCAGCGGCCATTTCAAAGGCCGATGCTTCGGAGACGTCGTCCAGCGAGCGCACCGAATCATCGCCGTTCATGGCCTGCTCGATAAAGCGTGCCTTGCGGGCATTCATGCCCCACATGGTGCTGTCGTAGCTGCCCTTGGTCGCATAGCCGCCAATCCAGACGTTCGGGTTCTGGTTGCCCTGGCGCACGATGCGTCCCTCGCGCTGCTCGACCGATGCCGGGAACCAGGGCGCGTCAAGATGGAACAGGTGCGTGAGGCGCTTTTGCACGTTCACGCCCGTTTCCATGTCCTTGCCGCCGATCAGGATGCGCTTCTCGCCCGCGCGCATTGCGGCGAACAGCCGTTCCTTCTTCGCGTGCTGCTTGTTGTCCCGCATGAACGCGATGTGCGCGCGCGGGATGCCCGCCTCAACGAGACGATGCTGGATCCACGCGTGCATGTCGAAGCCACGGCTTTCGGCCGCCGCCTCGCCCAGCCCGATATCCGTGAAGATAATCAGCGAGGAACCCTTGATCGGGTCAGGATTGCCGGTCGCCTTGTCGACGTAGACGTTATCCGCCGTCTCATGGTAGGCGGCAATGACGTCGTCCAGCATCCTGTTGAGCTTGGACTTGGGATCGCTCGGGCGCGTCGGATCCACGAAGCGCATGTCAATCGCCGAGAAACGGCCGTCCGAAATGACCTTCAGAATAATGTCGTCGCCCTTCTGCGGCGGACCCTTGCGGTTGCGGATCGCCGTGATACGGGTTTCGAGCTGCTTCTGATACTCCTTGTAGCCGTCGGGAGCCTGCGTGACGACAACCTGACGCTGGCCGCCCTCAACCGTCGGACGCTCGACTAGCTCGCCAAGGTGCGAACTGGTCAGAATGTCCATGAAAGAGCGTACGCGGCGCATCAGTTCCGGCACGTTCTGGAATTTAGCGAAGCGGCTCACGTTCTCATAGCCGCCGGCCGCATTCTGCTCGAGCCCGGTAACGACGTCGCCATACTGCGATGCCCACGCGTCGAACGTGTTCAGCCCGTCCTCTTCAAGCTGCTTCTCCTGGAAGAAGCGTTGGACCGTGAACAGTTCGCCCATGGTGTTCGTGATCGGCGTTCCGGATGCTGCGACCAGTGAGCGCGTCGGGTTCTTCTCGCGCAGGTATTGAACCTTCATCATCAGGTCCATTGCCCGCTGCGAGCCCGCCGGGTCGATACCCTTGATGTTGCCCTGATTGGTCGCGAAGTCCAGCTTACGGAACTCATGGAATTCGTCGACGTAGATCATGTCCGCGCCGAGTTCTTCGAACGTGAGAACCTTGTCTTTCTTTTCCTTGGCCTGCTTGCCTTCCATCCGGCGCTCGAGCGCTTCAATGCGGCGCTCGATCTGCTTCGTTGTGATGCGGTCGCCCGAATCGACTTCCTCCAGCGCGTCCTGCCACTCCTTGATCTGCTTGCCGATGAATTCGTTCGTGTACTCGTCGCTCATGCCGATACGGCCAAACGCCGAGTGCGTGATAACGATCGCATCCGGGTTGTTCAGCGCGGCCTGCGCGATGAAGCGGCGACGGTTGCTGGTGTGGAAATTCTGTTCGTCAGCAACCATGATGTTGGCCGCCGGATAGAACTCGAGGAACTCGCGAGCGAACTGCGCCAGCATGTGATTCGGCACGGCGTAGACCGGCTTCTTGATAAGCCCAAGGCGGCGCTGCTCCATGCCGCCCGCGATCATTTCAAACGTCTTGCCGGCGCCCACCGCGTGCGCAAGGTACGTGTCGCCCTGCTGGATCTGGCGCCAGATTGCGCGCTTCTGGTGATCGAATGGCTTGAAGCGCGACGACAGGCCCGGCAACGTCAGGTGCGAGCCGTCGAACGTGCGCGGCGCGATGTTGTTGAAGTGCTCGTTGTAGTAGTTCGTCAAGCGCTCGGAGCGCGCGGTGTCGGTCCAGACCCAGCGGCGGAACGCCTCCTTCATCTTGCGCGCAATGTCGTTCGCCTTTTCGGTCGATTCGGCATCGGTATAGGTCTTGCCGCTTTGATCCTTGTACGTAATCTTGATCTGGCGCGAGTTGAGCACCGCATCGAGAATCAGCGATGCCGGCATGCGCTCCATGCCCCACTCGGACACGTTGCGTTCATGCGGCGTCACGTCCCACGAATTCAACTTCTCGTTGTACGTCACGCTCATGCGGTCGCCGATGATCTCCTTCGCGAACGCTTCGATATCCTTCGGCGGTACCCAATTCTGGCCGAGTCGCACCGTAATATCAGTCGGGCCCAGCGGGCGCGGCTGCGCAGCGATCAGCGCGTCAACGTTGCGTTGGAAGCGCGGGTTCACGCGGGCCGCGGCGCGCGCCTCCTTCAGCTTGCGTACGACATTGCCCGACAGATAATCGTCGGCGAGTTGCCAGCCCTTGCCCGGCGCTTCATAGATCGACGTGCCAAGATCCTCAATGACGCGCGCGACGTCCACGCCCGCGAGGCGTGCAACGTCCTCCACGTCGAGCGATCCGTGACGGTTCAGCGACACGAACATCGCATCCTGCGTCGAACGGATCTCAGGATCGATCGGCTTGTTGAGCACGCGGCCTTTGAGCACGGCGCCAGGCACAATCGAGCCATCTTCGGCGATGCTTTCGAGCGCATAGGCCAGCGCGCCCTCTGCATCCACGCCGAACAGCGCGCGATTCTTGAACAGGCGCGTCGTCGTGATCTCGCCATCCGGCCCGGTGCGCTCCATCGTCGTGTATTCGAGCACGTTGCCGTGCTTCTCGACGAACTTGGCATAGGCCGATTGCAGCGCCTTCAGCGACTTTTCCCAGCCGCCATCATTCAACTGGTCGAACTGCGTTTGCTTCATCGCATCGCGCAGGCCAACATAGTCGCGCAGCCACGCTTTTTCGCGCGGCTTCAACTGGATAACCTTTCCGTCGGAACCGAAGCGGCTCACAACCTCAACGCCGGTACCGTCCTCTACTTGCATCAGGCGGCCGTTATCGTCGACGTACAGCCCGCCCTCCTTCCGGTGCTTCGGATTGAAGTCGCGGTCTTGCACAACGGCGCGTTCGGCGGCCGTGCCCTGCGCTGGGCGATAGACGTTCTCGGGCAGTTTCGTTAGCGCTTCAGCGAAGTGCTGTTCGATATCGCCCTCGCGCGGGAGTACGGTGTACTCATTCGCGCGGTACATCGAGCCAGTCAGCGCGTGCGCGCCAAGCACCATTTCCGGGTGCGCGGCAAAGTATTCGTTGATGTGAGCCGGGCCTTGTGGCGTCTGCACTTGCGCCGTGCCCATCCACTTCGTGCCGTTGTCCGGAATGCCGGGCCCGCGCTTCTGCAGGAAGATAACGTCGGTCACGACTTCGGTACCGGCGTTGTGCAGGAACGCGGTCTGCGGCAGGCGCACGGCGCCCAGCAGGTTCGCACGCTCGCCCATGAACTCACGCGCACGGCTGCTGCCCTTGTCCATCGTGCCCTTGCTGGTCACGAACACGACCAGTCCGCCCGGCTTGACGCGGTCGAGCGTCTTGGCGAAGAAATAGTCGTGAAGCATGAAGCCGTGCTTCTTGTACTCAGGATCGTTCGTGATCTTGATGCTGCCGAAAGGCGGGTTGCCGATAGCCGCGTCGAAGAAGTCTTTCGGGAGCGACGTTTTCGTATAGTCGCCTTCAATGACATGGCTTTGCGGGTAAAGCGCCTTGGCGATTGCCGCGGTGATCGGGTCGTACTCGATACCGGTGTAATTGCTGGTCGCCGCCATGTGGTCGGGCATCAGGCCGTTGAAGTGGCCTACGCCCATACCCGGCTCAAGCACAGAGCCGCCCTTGAATCCCAGGCGGTCGAGCGCGTTGAACACCGAACGAATTACGCCCTCGCTGGTGTAGTGCGCATACTGTGTGGTGCGGCGCGCGGCCTCGTACTCTTCCGGAGTCAGCGCGGCCTTCAGGCGTTCGCCCAGCGCGCGCCATTGCTGCGTCTTGTACTGGCCGTACTGGTTCGGGAAGATGCCGTTCGCGATCTCGCTCGCGCCCATGCCGGTGTACTTCGCGAACTCGCGCGCTTCTTCCGGCGTCGGCCGGCGGCCTTCAGCTGCGAGGCGCTTGACTGCCTCAATGATGCCGACGTTGCGCTCGGCGGTCTGGATCCACGATCCTTCGCGCTTCAGTTCGCCTACGGCAATTCGGTGGTTTTGTCCTGCTGCGCTTCGAGGGAGCGAATTTCCTCCACCGCTTGCGACAGGGCGGTTTCTTCCGCCGACTTTGCGTTTTGGTTTAGCGCTTGCGTCCGCGCCGTCGGATCCGCCACGTACTGCGGGCTCCCCTGCGTTACGTGGCTGTTGATCGCTTGATCCTGCATCTGCGCCACCGTGTTCGACACGTTCGCCAGCAGGTTGTTCAGATACCCCTTGAGCGTCCCGTCCGCCACCATCCTGGCGTACGACTGCGGCGCTAGATCCTTCATCGCCTGCTCGAGCGTCCGCTTCCACTGGCTTGGCGTCATTGTGTGCCTCTACGTTGGTTTGTTCAGCCGGTTTCTCGGCCATCAGTTCGCCGTGCAGGCGTTTTGCCTCGCTGGACTCCGTCATGCCTTCGGTGTCCAAGCCTGGGAAGTGGCGCGCGCCCTCGTAAAACGATAGCAGATAAGGCTTGATTTTCGCGCCAAAATCGTCCATGAGTGCGCTGGCGAACGCAGAGAACTCGCGTACGCCCGCCTCGAGGTATCCGCCCGCGATCGTAAGGCCGTCGGCCATGATCTCGGGATCGATGCCGCTGTTCAACGTGCCAAGTTTCGAGCGCAGGCGTGCGCGCGCTGCCTCAATCTTGTCCTCAGTGAACATTTTGTTCTTGCTGAAGTCGACCTTCGGACCCTTGCCCTTCGGCGGTTCCGGTTGGCGCGGCGACTCGTCGGCGGCCGGCTCGGCCTCCATTGCGTTGACGATCTTTTCCCACGCGCCGGCCGGAATGTCGGAGAAATGGGATTGCGCGATCTTCGAGCCTTCCGGCGTGAGCCTGCCAGTCTCGTCCGTGAAGCCAGCCTTTTCCAGCACGTCATGGATATCGCCAGCGCTGAGAGATTGCCACTTGCTCTCGGCGTCGAATGCCGGCTTCGCCTGCTCGGTCTGCGCGCTCGGCGATTTCTTCACCGCATCGAGTGCCTCATGAACCGGCGCGTCGAGCACGATCGCCTTGACGTCCTTGCCTTCCTCTTGCGCGGCGAGCGCTTGATGGTGCCCATCGATGATGTGGCCATCGTTGGACACGATAACGGCACGATCGCCGGTAGCGTCCTTCGCCTTCTCCACCTTCTCTGGCGAGTATTCGGCCTGCGTCGGCTTCAGTTCATCAGCCGGCACCATCTTGGTTTCATGCTCGATGCCCTGCGCGTTCAGGTGATTGACTAACGCGCCGTGCGATTCGGTCGGAACCTGCGGCATTTCCTCGCGCGGGATGCCCAGCGTGCCTGTGTCGGGGGAGAATTGCTTGAAGCCCTCCTTCAGCTTGCGCCCGCCTACCTTGCGCGCCCCCGACGAAGCCTGTGCTGGAGCGGCTTCCGGCGCGTTCGGTGCTTCAGCCTGCGCCGCCGGTTTCGGCTGGATCTCGAAGCGGTTGCGCTTCGTCTCCACGACTTGATGCGTGTCGGCGAGCCCCTTCTTCGCGATGAAAGCGTCAGCCTTCTCCTGCGTGCCGAACCACTTGACGGGTGCGGCCTCTGTCGTCGTCAGTGCAGCGTTCTGCTGCTCGACAGGCTTTCCAGTTCCAGCAGCGTCACCAGTGCTACCGGATTGCGGCGCGCGCTCGCCTGCAGCGCTCGCGGGTTTTTCATCAGGCGTAGCAGTAGGCGTCCCATTGGCGGCGCTCTCCGGTTGCATCTTGGGCATACCGTTCGTCGTCAGTTCAACGAGCGGCGGCAATGTCAGCGTGCCGTCCTGGTGATCGCGAAGCGCTGCCATCACGGCCTTGCGCATCGATTCGACCATCGCGGAAACCGTGTTCTCGTCGCGGCCGGTATTCGCGGCGAGCTTCGCCAGGTAATCACGCGTCGACTTCGCGGCGACCGATGCTGAGTCGCCAGCGCCGAGGCGCATCGCGTTGAGGTTCGTCGCGACGTCGAACAGCTTGGCATCGCCTTCGGTCGCGAACTGGACCGGGGTGCGCTTGCCGCGCACGTTCAGCGTGCGCTGGCCGCCCTGCGATGCGGGCGCGGCTGCTGCGGGCGCTTCCTTCTTCGGCTGCGCAGCGGGCGCCGCTTCGGCGGTGCGCAGCATTGCGCGCGAGCCGTCTGCCTGCATCGGGCCAACGATACCGTTTGCCTCCATGCGTTCCAGCAGGCGTGCGGCGCGGTTGTAGCCGATACGAAGATGCCGCTGAACAAGCGATATCGACGGGCGTTGATGCGCCGTGACGAGATCAACCGCTTGCGGATACAGCGTTTCGTCGTCCGGATGACCGGAATTGTCGACGGCAGTGTCCGTCGGCTTCGTCGGCACGGCGGGTTCCGAAGCGGGCGCGGCCTCTGCCGCCTGCTCCGCACCTTCCGGCGCGATCGTCACGCCGTCATCGTGCGTGAAGTGATAGATCTGGCCGTCGTCACCAAGCACGCGCGCGGCAAACTGGCCGTTCTCGCCCGTCGCGAGTCGATCAAGTGCGCCAGTGATTTCGCCTTGCGGCGTCGTGACCTTGACGCGCTCGCCGGCCTGCGCAGCTGCGGCGACATTCGCCTTCTGCGCGGCGTGCTGGTTCGCGGCGTTCTGCACCGCACTCGAGAGCGGCGATGCGCCCGGCGCGGCGGCCGTCGGCGCCGGCAACTTCGCTGCGTCGTACGGAAGTTGCGGCGAGCCTGCCGGTGCGGCGCCCGGCGCTTCAATCCAGTCCGGACCATCCACAATGCGCGCATGGCCGTCGATAACATTCGGGTCGCCCGGTTGATGCTGCGGCCCACCACGCCCGCCCGCGCCCGCCGTCGCGCCACCAGTCAGCCCGCCGACGGCAAGACCTTGCGCGGCGTTCTCGCCGACGTCCTGCCAGGTGTCCTGATTGCGGTCAATGTTTTGCTGCGTGGCAACGTTCTGGCCAAGCTGCTCGCCTGCGCTCTGCACCGCCTCAGTCGAGCCTTCATTGACGAAGCCCTTCATAACACGCTTGATGAACGGGCCGCCTTCCGTGAGGATCTTGCCGAGGAAGTGCCCGCCGACGTGATTGACTGCGGCATCGACAATGCCGCCGATCTGGCCGGCGGCCTCTGCGGTGTCGGCAACGAGTTGCGCCTTGGCCGTCTCGGGCGTGTAGCCCTGCGCGATCAGTTCAGCGTACTTCGGCGACGTCTGCGCGAGTTCCTGCGGGGTTTTCTTGCTTAGATCATCAGCCGTCGAGAGCGATTGCTGCGCATAGCCGACGGCGCCTTCAGAGCCAGCGCCAACGCGTGCTGCCGCGTGCTGCGCCGCTTCGATACCGGCTTGGCGAGCGGCGTAGGCGGGCATTCCAGCGGCGAGCGCGTCTTTCTCTGCCTGCGCAGCGGCGCCGCGCGTGAAATATGCCGTGACCGCGAGCGCGGCCATAGTCGGCAGAGAGCGCACGGCGTCACCGATGACCTTCGCCGGCTGAAGGTATGCGGCCTTCTTCGGGTCGAGCGTCGCGTACTCAAGGTTGCCGAACTTCGCCTTTGCATCCGGCGAGATCGTGTCCATCGTGTCATTGCCGTGCTTCTGCATCGAATCGGCAAAGCGCGACAGGATCATCGAAGCGCTAGAGTCCTGTACTTCCTTCAGCTTCGCCGGATCGTCCTTGAACAGCGTGGCCGCGTCAGCCTTGCTCAACGTGAACGGGTTGAGCGTGTCGAGGATCTTGGCCGCGGCGCCGGCAACATCGAACGCGCCCGCCTTCAGCGACTTGCCGATATACGACCAGTCCGCCTTGTCGTCATTCGTGAGACTGAGCAGATTGAGGTTCAAGCCGCTCGATGCGTCCTGTATCGGCGCACCCGGCGCGTCGGCTGGCTTCTGCGATGCAGAGAGTTTGGCGGCCTCGTCCGCAGTCAGCACCTTGTATCTACCGGGATCCTGCTTATCGAGCTTGCCCTGAAGCGCAGCGGCATCGTCCGACATTGCCTGCTCGCCATCGCCAAGCGAATCGTTCAGGTTCGTACCCGGCTTTTGCAGCATGGCGGCGATCTTGCCGACTTTCGCCATAACTTCAGCGCCGTACGCCGCCGTCTTTTGGCCCCACGCCGAACGGTCATCGCCGCCGAAGTGCGCCTTGATCGCTTCCATCATCGTGTCGCCACGATCAAGCCGGCGCTTGATATCCTGCGCCATTGCCGGGATAGCTTCGTCGGGGTTGTACGGGTTGATGCCGCGATCGGATGCGGTGCCGTCGAGATATTGCGCCATGCCCTTGGCACGGCCCCACTTCGTTTGCTCGCCCAGCGCAGTCGGGTTGTAGCGCGACTCCTGGTGCGCGAGCGCCATCAGCACATTTACCGGCACGCCGGTTTTCTGTGCTGTCGCGTCGAAGAGTCCGCGGTATTTGGCGGGCGGGAGAAGATTGTCCGTGCCCGCGCCGCGCGATCCTTCATCGGATGCTGGCGCGGCGGCCGGCGTGCGTGCCGGCATGTCGATCGATGGAAGCGGCGTTGCTGCGTCCGCCTGCGCCTGTGCGTTGAGATCGCTGGTCAGCGCATCGTACGGATTTTGCAGGAACGGATTATCAGCCACGGCGCACCCTTGAGCGTGTTAAGTGGTGCGATTTTAGCCCAAGTGGTTAGAAAATCGCACCATACTTTTACACGCCATGCGCCGGGCCTTTACTGGTAGACGACTTGCCCGGTTTTCGTGTCGTAGACCGGAATGCCTTGCGGCTTCCCTGCGGGTTGCGCACCCGATGCAGGCAAGCCCGATGCGGCCGGGTTGGCGAACGGGTTGGCCGTCTTGCCGGTAGTCGGCGCTGCGCCGCCTGTGATCGTCGCGATATCGCTGTCGATGATCTTGTTCTGTTCAGCCGACGACTTATTGGCGAAAGAGAAGTCGCCCTTCATGCGCGCATCAAAGGCCATACGGCGCGTCTCTGCCGGCGACGTCGGCTTCTTGTACGTGTCGGCGTTCAGCAACGTCGGCATCAAGCCCTTGATATCGTCGTCCGAGTAGCCGGCGGCCTTCAGCGCATCCATTTTCGCCTGAACCTTGGCCTTCTCCTTCGCGCCGATGTTCGCCGTTTCGAGCGTCGTCTTGTTGTTGTCCTCTTCCATGCGGTTGCCGTGCCGCTTGTCCTCGAGCGCGAGATCGCGGTCCGTGACCCGCGCATCTTTCGCCTCGTCGATCTTCGCGTCGATGCCCTTTTTCGCAATGTCGCGCTTGAATACCCGTTCGTCGTGCGCATCTTGCGCCGCATACTTGGCGCGCGCTGCAGCCGCATCGGTCAGAGTCTTGTACTGCATTTCGAATTGCTTGTCGGGAGACAGGCCCGCCATACCCATAGTCATCAGCGCCTGGGGCGTTACTTCCTGGTCCCACGTTTTGCCCGTCTTGTCCTGCTTGAGCGTGATCGTATAAGCCTTTAGCTGGCCGTTCTGGTCGAGTGTCGGCGTTTTCTTCACGACCGAAATGCCATCGTCGACCTTGTCGTACAGCTTGACCATGAGATCGGTTGCAGTGTCCATGTCCCCCATCTGCGCGGCCTGATACGCCTTCGCCCAGGTTTTCATGCTCTGCTGGTTTGCCGACTTGTCCGCCCAATCCTGCCACGCCTGCGCCTTTTGCGGATCGCCTTGCGAAAGGTACAGCTGGGACACCTTTGGCACAGAATCCTTGATGAAAAGATCCATCGCCGACGGCGCATTGGCGGAAGCTGCGGCCTTGGCGCTGTCAAAGTCGCCGTACTGCTTGCCTCCGACGGTATAGCTGCTGGGCGCATCCTTCGAGAACATCGGCGCGCTGCCGGCGGCGCTCACCTGGGTTTGCGGCTGAGCTTGCGCGGCCGGCGACTGGCTTACGTCGGCACCCGCCATCAGGCCGCCGAGCGCGGGGCTTACGTTGGTTGCCGCAGCCGTCGCATTGTCCGTCGCCGTCTGCGGGTCAGCGGCGCCGTGCAAGCCGTTTGCCTTGATGCTTTCGCCAATGGCTTGTTCGCGCTGCGCCTGCGCCTCTTGCATGCCCTTCTGCTGAAGGTCGCGGACGTTCTCGTCGTTGATCTGCTGCCGAATCTGGTTGCTCAGTGCAATGCCATTGTTGACGCCCTGACCGAGCCCGCCTGCGAATGCGCCAAAATTGAATCCCATCGTAGCTCCTATTAGTCCTTACCCATGCCGAACAGGCCGCCGATCGGGCCAAGCGGGTTATGCTTCCAATCCTTTATCGCGCTGCCGACACGGAATGAACTCAGGTCGCCCCATACCTTTGCGTCTGTACCCCATCCGGGAATGATCTTGTTCATCTTCGTCGCGTAATAACGCCCGTCTTTTGCTGGCCCCTGCTGCGTGAAGAAGTCCGAATTCTTGTGAATGTCGTGGTCCACGGCCCACTTGTTGTGCAGGAGAACAACCGCGGCGAGCGCCGCCCAAGGACCGGCGGCCGACATGCTGCCCATCATGCCGCTACCGCCCATCGCGGCGCCTCCGCCGCCAAGCGCGGCGCCGCCGCCCTCTGCCGCAGCACCGCCGGCCGCTGCGCCGCCGCCCATCGAGAACATGCCGGCGCTGCCCGCGCCGACACCTTCACTTGCCCCGCCTAGCGTGAACAGGCCGGATCCTGTCGAGCCGCCCGCCATTTCCGCACCGCCGCCAAGCCCGAATAGCCCCGTCGCACCTTCGCCAGTGCCCGCGCCAATAGCAGGAGCCGATGCACCAGTGAACCCGCCTAGCCCGCCTGCGGCCGGCGACATGAACTGTTGCGGGTCCATAGACGAGCTATTGCTGTTCAGTCCGCCTTTCGGCTGCTGCTGGCGACTGAGGCGCATCTGTTCGAACGCGATCTGCTGCTCGCGCTCTAGCTCATCCTGCTGCCGCTGGTTCTCCGCATTTACCGCAGCGAGCGGGTCATTCGGGTCTTGGTTTTCATCCACCGTCGGAAACCTCGATGTTGAACGCGGCAATGTGCCCGCCGACAGCGTCGCTGATAGTGTTCAGGCGTTGCTGGTACAGGTCATAGTGCAACGGATGGTGCTGCTTCATATACGCTGCGCGGCCGTCGTCCCACCACGCCGAGCACGACAGACACGGCGGATTCGAGCGCATCGACTCGTAGTAGCGCGGCAATTCAATACCCTCTTCCTCGAGGAACGTCATAACGTCCTCGTCGGTCCAGTCCTCGAGCGGGAACAGGTATTCAATCCCCTCGTCGACGTCGCCCGAGCGCAGCGGCGCTTTGAGTGCATCGGCCTCTTTCTGGCCGCGCACGATCAGCGTGATTCCGTCGTCGATCATGCGACGCGCTAACGGCAACATGACCGTGCGCATGCAGCAGGAATAGCGGTCCTGCATCAACACGCCGTGGCCGCCGTTGCTCACACCGATAGGCGTCGCGCTCACTGGCACAATGTCAGACGGGATGCCGTGCATCGCGATAACCTGCGGCTGATTGCCGTCGATCTCCACAAAATTAGGGACCATCTTGCGCACGCGCTCTGCAAGGTCGAGCGTCTCCGGGAATGCGTCGCCGGTATTGACCCAATACACGGTCATCCGGTCCCAATGCTTACGCATCAGGTGAAGCATGGCGAGGCTATCCTTGCCGCCCGAGAACTGAAGCGCGATGCGCGCGTGCTTTGCGATGGTAGTGTCCATTTTTTGTGTTTGCGTGGTTAGAAAGCGCTGATACCGGCACCGCCGAGCATGCCGATCATGTTACCCATGCCGGCCGAACTCGATGCCCCTGCCTGCTGGCCGAGACCCCAGGCTTGAATGTTGGTGTTGTACTGCGACGCCAGCGTGCCGGCCTGCCCTGCGTAACCGCTCAAGGCGCCGCCATAGCCTTGACCAACAGCCGCAACGTTTGCCCGCTGCGCCGCATCCGATGCAAGCTGGTTGCCCGCGGCAGAATTGCCCGCCGTTGTGCCGAGCCCATACGCCGTTGCGGTGTTCGCAGCAACGCCGTTGCCCATGTTGATCGCGTTCGCCTTCAGGTCGAGCGCCTTATCGCGCACTGCCTGACGTGCCGTGTTCTCCGCGCCGGCTGCGGTAACTGCCGTGCCGAGATCCTGCGCGCGCTGCGTGCCCGCCCAGCGGCCCGAGTTCGGATTGATGCCCATCGACGCCATGGAGCGCGCGCTTGCAGCGTTCGCCGTCGCCGCGTTGTTCATGACGTCGGCTTTTGCCTCTGCCGCGCGCGCTTCCTGGTTCGACTGCGATCCGTAGTCTTGCGCCTCTTTAACGTACTGATCCTGAAGCGGCTGGAAAACGCTGGTCTGCCGGTCCTGCTGCTGCTTGGCCCAGGCATTGTTGTTGTTCATCGTCGTCAGCTGCGCATCCGTCACCTGTTTGGTGAGCGCATCTGACGCGTTTTGCCGGGTTTGGCTGTCGGCGAATTGATCTCTGGCGAAGTCCAGCCACCCCTGGCCTGTCTCCGCCTCCTTCATTGCCGCCGAGCCTACCGCCGGGTCTTGTGCGGGCGGATCTGGTGCGTCACAGCACATTATTTGTTCTCCTTCGCTGCTCGCGCGGCCTTTTCAGCACGCAGGTTAATCAGATAGCCGCCCCACGTTTCCTTGTGGGCGTAGACGCGGATTTCCTCCCCAACTTCGATCGCGTACTCTGGCCCGCCGACGATCAGCGCTGCCGTAGTAATCAGGTCCACGTACGATGAACGCAGAATGTAGGCAATGCGCTCGCGGTACTCGTCGCCGGTTCGCTCAAACTTCGTGGCGACGTGCCAGTTAGTGATCGAGTTCATGAGCACCGCGCTCAAACGGTCGAAGTGGGCGCGGTAGAACGGGTTGCTGGGAAGCGTCACCAGTGCGTCAAGCATGGCGCGGTTGATCGTGCCGTCGTCGAGCGGCTTGTCACGGTCGATCAGGTCATCCCAAAAATGCAGGACGCGGACGATCGCCTCGACGAAGTCAGCCGCAGCGCGGTTGCCCTTCATCAAGGCGAGCGTTTTGCCCTGCTCACAGAAAATCGCCATTTCGCCGCTCTGGTGCTGATTTGCCAACATTGTATGTTTTTTGTTACCAGTGGTCACGGATTCTGAGCGATGCCTAACAGCAGGCTCCACACGCGCGCGAGATCTGCCTGAAGGTTGTTGTAGTCGGCCAGCGTCGGCGCCGCGGTGAGTTGCTTCGACTTCATCTGCACATCGCTGAGCGTGGCGACGTCGCCGCGCCGCACTGCAGCCCGCCGCTTGTCGCCCCGCTCACCGTTTAGCGTCTGGAGCTTTTCCAGGTTGACTTGATCCATGCTCATACCAGTGCCAACTCCTTCGCATTCGTCGCAATGTTGATCTCGGCAATCTGCGTGTTCGAATTGACTTCGAACTCCCACATGCGCGCCTCAAAGCCTGCCGGCAGGCGCGCAATTCGGTTCAGGGTCGAGACGTTCGCAACGAGTTTCTGGTCTGCGTAGACATTCACCGAGACGAATGGCCGGTCCTCGGTGCGGCGCAACAGGTCGCCGCCGACGGCATACGCGCCGACGGCCGCCCCGCCCACTTCGCCCTCAATCGAGACGTTCCCGAAGTGCGCGGCGTTCCATGCGTCATCGTCAGCGATCTGCTGCTCGTACGCGGCCTGCTCGTCGGGCGTGCGCGTGCCGCCTGCGTCGATCATCATGGCGCCGAAGTTGGTCGGCTTCGGCAAGATGAACTGCTTCGACTTCCAGGTGAGCGTTTCATTGGACTGCCCGACGGGGTCCCACTCGTAGATCTCGGTACCGAACAGCATGTACAGCGCGCCGGTCGGAATGTCGTACGCGAACGCATCCGGCTTCAGGTCCGTCCGAAGCAGGAATGGTGTCTGTCCGGTCATATCGACGATGAACGATCCGCTTTTCGCCCGGCTGTCCGCGTCGAGATACTCGTACGACGCAAAGTAGCGGCCGGCGAACTGGCTGGCATTCATCGTCGCCGGCAACATTTTCAGCCAGTCACTTCGCGTGAATAGCTGGTTGCTCATGACGGTCGCGCCCGACGACGAGATGACCGCGAGGCCATCGTTCGACGGATAGGCAACGGAATAGCCGAGATCGACCGTTGCGCGCCCATTGATACACGGAATGTTCTGCTCTACCTTCTCCATCGTCATGGAGTCAGGCGACGTCCCCGATACGACGTACGGATTACCGGTCGTCAGCACGGCGATGGTCGAGCCAAACGCGCCCAACGCCACGATTGGATAGTCGGTCGTGAGCACGTACTTTTCAGGCCATGCGTGCGGGCGCCACGGCTCGCAAAACATGAGGTCTTTGCCGTTGAACGCGGCCATCATGCCGTTTGGCAGTGCCGTTAGGCCAGCCAGCGTGTCGGGCGGCGCATTCCAATCGGTCGACGGAATGAGTTCTTGCGCTGCAGCCAGATTGACCGCATCAACGTAGTTGGCGTTCGACGCGGCGCGCTCCGCAATGAAGTACAGGCCCGACGTCGCATTGCCAGATTGCGTGCGGTAGATGCGCTGCTTCACGATGCCGCGGCCTGCCGGCGGCGAAGCAAAGCCCGACAGCGTCACAGACTGTCCAGGTTGCCAGTTGATGTAGTTCGATGCCGCGCACGGCTCCGACTCTTCATCCCACTGCGTGACCCAGGTATAGACGTACAGCAAGGTCGTCACGTTGCCCGATCCGGCGCCGCCGGGCGTTCCCGTAAGCGAGCCCGCCGGCTGCGGCACGGCGAGCGGATAGACGACGCCAGCGACGCGCATTTTCGGAGCGCCATCGCCGGTGTAGTACAGGCGATCGGTCGCAACCGGGCCGGGCGCTGCATCGACATTAACCGGCCACGCAAGCCACTCCGCGCCATTCTTGTAGATGGTCTTGATCGTGCCGGCGGCCAGTCCAACTACGTTGGCCACGAAGTTGCGCTTGCGAACCGGAGTCAGCCCGCCATCCTCGAGGCGCACGTTCATGGAGTTCTGCGCGGCAGTGTCGGGCAGAAGGCGCGGAATCAGCCGCGGAATCTCGCCCGTAAACTGAGTGAGCTTGATCGTCGGCATCAGATACCCTTGAACTGGATATAGGCGAGCGCGTAGTACGGCGGGCGGTTTTCGTGCGCAGCGTTGCCGCCTGCGTTATATGTCGAAATTCCTGTGCCGCTCCCGCTGAGCCAGATGCCTGTAGCAGCCGCATTAAGCCAGATGCCCGTCCCGGCACCGTTTGTTGTGCCAGGGAATGTGTAATTCTGTCCGCCACCGCTGAGGCCGTTACCTCCGCCTCCCTGCATATTGACGAAAGATCCGCCCGGCGCCCCGTGTACGTGACCAGGATCATTGAGGCCGTGATTGTGGCCGGGGTCATTGACGCCGTGGCTATGACCTGGGTCATAGACGGCGTGGTTATGAGCCGGCATTTGCGCAGCCGTCAACGCAACGGTATCCGCCCCGCCCGTCGCGCCGACAGCGTATTGCGCCCCAGCGCTACCGGCGCCAACGATGAACTTGCCGCGAAGGTCGGGCGTCCCGTTTGCGCCATCGCACAGCTTCCAGCCGACGGGGATATCGGCAACCGCCCCTGCCCACTTGGAGATAACGCCAGTGAACAGCGCATTCAGCACGTCGCGGCCCACGCGGTCCTCAAATGCGGCACTCGTCAGGCGCAACTCGACGCGCTCACCCGCGACAAACGTCAGTGCTGCCGTGTTTTCCTGCGCGCGCACCACAGTAATGACGTCGACCGCGCGTGCCGTGGCCTTGCAAATCTCGTAAGACCCATCTGCCTTGATTAGATACAACGGGAACCAGTCCCCAGCTGCGAGCGCGGGGAACTTCGCACCATCGCCTGGCGTAAGCGTTACCGTGACCCCGTTGGCAGCGAGCCCGCTCGCGAGCTTCGATACCGCGTTGTTCGTGATTTTGACTGCCATTTATGCGGCTCCCTTCAATGCGGCATCGTACCGCACCATACGACACCAATTGTCCGCCACGCGGTAGAACGTAGCCGGGTCAAAGCGCCACGGATCTTCGACGCCAAGCGCCGCCGCGACAGACTCACTACAAAACCATTTCCCCTTCTCGCCGGGGATTCGGCGTAACACGAAGCCGAACAGACCGCGCACGTCATACGGCTCGCCCGCGTGCTGCTCAAACCATGCAAGCGCGGCTGCGTCCTGCTCTGCCGTCGTCGGGATATCGACAAAGATCCAATCGCCCGGCGTGAAGTCCACCACGGCGCGGCGCACTCCATGATCCAGGAAGGTGGATGACCAACACACGCCGCTTGTGCCGCGGTCCTCAACGACTAGCTCGACGTGGCTGAAGTCGCCGCGGGTCCACCACTTCACCAGTACACCGAACAGCCCCTTGTAGCCGGGATGACGGCCCTTGAAGAACGCAACTCGCATTATGTGATCCCCGCAATGATGGTGTTGACGTTGGAAACAATGTCGTCATGCACTGCCTGTGCGCTCGCTGCGTCGGCTGCGCCCTGAATCGCATACTTGCGCATGCGCTGCGCGCCGATCGATGCGAGCGCACCGTTAAGCATCGTCGCTTGCGCGAGGATGGTGTCAGCCGCTTGCTTGTTCGTGACGCCGGCCGCCGTCGCGTATCCAGTAACGTAAATGCCTGGATCGCCGACATAGCCGGCGCTCTTGAACGCGGTCGCGGCCTCTTCGCGCTTCTCGTATTCCGCTTGGAATCTTTGCCACGATGCATAGGCGGCCGCGACTTGCGAGTCGATATCGTCGGATAGCCGCTGCTTAATTTCGTCAAGCGTTTCTGCGCCCGGTTGCGTCGCCGTGTTACCTGCCGCGCACCATGCGAGGTAAGCCGCATAGTCCGCGTTGAGCGGGTCGGCCGGAATAAATGCGCCATCTGACCGCGATACAAAGCCTTGTGACGTGATCGAGTATGTAAGCATTAGAATTCCGCGCTGATTGTATAGTTGATCGTGAAGTCAACCGGCCCGCTTGCGTTAGCGTTCGCTCCGATCATGGCATTAGAGGAATAGACGTTATATACAGTAAGACTCGACGCATTAGTCCAGTTGCTGACGCTAGGTACTATGGTCGGTGGAACGCGTTTATACACATACCCTAAATTGATCGCGGCGACGACCCCGGCTGTTTCGTATGCATATCCGCGAGCCGTGCCTGTTTCGTAATAGCGCTGACACAGCAATAGCTCCTGCGCAAAGTGCCGCCACTCGAACGGAGTTGCTACCGTCCCAGCCTCAACCTGAAGCAACGTAAGCGCGATGCTCGCGCCGTTCGTTACGCCCCAATTTACATAGTTGCTCGCGGTAATGTAGTTACCGGCGAGCCAGCTATTAAGCGTTGCTGTTTTATATGTTGCGTTGTTGAGCGCACCGATCCAGATAGATAAGCCCGCCGCATTACTGCGCGGAATACTCGCCCCGGACGGGATTGCCGGGACTAGGATTACGTATCGCTGCGCGGTGTTTGCGACCGCTACATTGATCGACGTGATATACGAGTACGTGCCCGCCGAATCTCGGATCGCAACGCTATGGTTCCCTGTTACCGACGACTGATAAAGCAAACTAACCGCGATCGGCGATCCAATGAGGTCAAAGGAATTGATACCTTCTATTACCTGCTGTATCCCACTCCAGTAGTTGCCTCCCGAGTTATCAGTCATGGGCGAGATAACCGTCTGGACTACCGCGCTATACGAGCGCCCGCCATAGACAATCGTGCCCGCAGATTGCTGAACCGAACCGCCCGCCGAGTTCGAACATACATAGCGGTCCGGGCCGCCATAGCCGAATGCGCTCGTTCCTGCCGTGCCCGCGAATGTTGCGGGGCCGCGCTGCGTAACGAAACAGCTACCGTTGATAATCCGGTTTTTGCCGGAGAACGGGGCAATTGCGGCTGTTACCCCAAGGTTCAGCATCGCTGCTGCCTTGTCCGCGACGTCAGACAGGTTATTTCCCTTCGTCAGCGCATTGGCGAGCGTAGCTGCCGCGTTTGCGGCGCTCGTTGCGGCTTGTCCTGCGTAGTACTTCGCCGAGTAGTCGATGCCACCGACAAGGCCCGCCGCTTGCGATGCCCATGCCTGCGCCAGCGTGTTCCATCCAGAAGCATTCGTCGCAGACGTCGAAGCGCTGCCCGCGCTGGCGCTTGCGTTTCCCGCGAACGCCGATGCCTGCCCGGCGTAGTATTTCGCCGAATAGTCGATGCCGCCCACCAAGCCGGCGGCAGTCGCCCACTGCTGCGCAGCAGCGGCGCTAGTCGATGCCTGGCCCGCACTCGTCGACGCTTGCCCGGCACTTGTCGCCGCCTGCCCGGCGCTGACGCCCGCATTTGTCTCGCTTGTAGCTGCCGCCACCTCATGCTGACCGGCCAATACCTCGCTATCGTGCGCGGCGCTCGCGCTCGCTGCAGATGCCAGGTTGCTGAGTTCCGATGCGGCTGCACTGTCTGCCGATGCCGTGGCGCTGGCGCCGGCATCTACCGAACTGTTTGCCGCCTCGAGCGCCGATTCTGCCGCTGCAATTGCCGATGCCGATGCGCTGTCGGCAAGCGCTTCAGGGTCGCCGCTCGCGCGCCGGTCCGCGAGGATGCTCAGAACGATAATCTGCTCGTTCACGCGGCCGGTGGCAGTCGTCACGGTCAGTTTCACCGTGTAGCGCATCCCGCCAATGCCGCCCTGCAGCCATGCTTTCACAATCGCGCCGGTCGCGTCGATCTGCGTTCCGGCAATGGCGACAGACGGGTCTTGCGGCGACACCGATGCCACGACGCTGAGAATCGTGTCAGTCGGCGATAGCCAGCGCGTGTACGTGAAGTCGTAGTCAAGCTGCTCGTCCTGCTTCTTCGCGATGGTCGCGATCAGCGGCGTAGCATCAGGCGGTACCAGAATGACGCGTGAGCGCGGCGCGTCAACGAACGTGGCGGGAATCGGCGGGTATGGCATTGGCGATTACATGAATTGCGCACGCGAACCGACGCGCGCGCGTTGTTGGCCGCTTATTACCTGCGACTTCAGGCTGTCGATATCTGCGTCGAACGCCACCTTCCTCGCCTGCGCGAGATTGGGATTGCTGTACGGCTTGCCCGGAAGCATGAGGATGCGGGCGAGCGCGCCGCTCGCGATCGTCTCGCGGTGCTGATCTGCAATGAAGTCGGGAACCTGCTCCGCGTCCTGGCTCAGTTCAAGCGTTACCCATGTGCGCACGGTGCCCGCGCATGCAGGGACAAGCGTGATGGTTCCGCGGTCGATCTGCGTGTACCACTTGGCGTTTCCGGACGGGTCCGCGCTGCGCCAGTTCGGCACGTAGCTATCGAGCCATTGCGTCGATATCGGATCCAGCTTGATGCCGTTGAAGTCGATGCGCTCAATGTCGAGCAATAGCGCACCGTACGGCGCCGCGATAGCCTGCGAATCAGCCGTCGAAACGTCGAATGTCTCGTCGAATCGCCAAAGGCGCGTGCGGCGACAGAATTCAGCTACCGTATCGCGGATCGCGTCGAGCGCCGTGGGCTCAGATACACCCGTTGCACTCGGCATGATTTTGGGAAGGAATACGTCCAGGTCACGCATGCGTTACACCCCTGCCGTTTGCGCTGCCTGCGCTGCCTGCTGCGGTTGACCGAGCGCGCCGACAAACGCGGAATAGTGCGCAGCCGCGAGGTTCCCGCTTGCGTCCTCGCTCTCTCGCGACAGCGCGCGATAGAGAACGAACGAGACGACCGCGCTTATGTACTGGTCCTTGACGGGAAGAACTGCGTCCTTATCCGTAACCGGAGTCGGGCTCTGGCAGTCAACCACTTCCACCTTCACGCCATCGACAGCCGGCGGATAGACGAAGAAATGGAGCGGGTCCGTATCCGGGTCATAGATGACGTGCTTGATGCGCGTCGAAGCGCGCGACATATGCCAATCGGGTGCTTGGGCGTCGAGTTCCCCGCGCAGCGCCGGCTGGATCGAGTAGCCCGGCGTGACGCCGTCGCTCGCCATGTTCCTGGTCATGTCGATCAGGCGAATCGAATCGGGCGGGATAGCCTGCCGCGTGCCTGCCACTAGCGTCCATACGCCAGTGCGCGACAGCGCGACAGGTTTCCGCGTGGCGATCTCGCGCAAAGCGTCCGTTACCCACAGCAGCAGTTCATCAAGCGTCCAGCGCACTTGCGCGTCGTCGTTGAGAACCTTGCCGGCGCGGGTCAGGACGTCTTGCGCGGTGATCGTCATTACTGGCCTTTCTTCAGTTCTTCATCGATCTTTGCAGCGGTCCACTTGCCGTGCGGCATGCGGCCAAACTTTTCCTTGTACTGCTCGGCCAGCAGGCGGCGCAGTTCGGAATGGTCCTCGACCGGCTCACCGTCGTCGGATTCAAGCGTGCCGCCTTGCTGTTCGCTGCCCTGCGCCTTATCGGTCGGTGCGGGGGGCGGGGTCCATGGAGCATTGCCACTGGACAGGGCGGGATCGACTGGCGGCGTTTGGATAGTCGGCTCAGGGATCGGTGCGGCTGCAGGCTTCGGCGCGGCCGGCGCATCGGCAACGACGCGATACGCTTCCGGGATCGACAGCAGACGCGAGATATGCGCCTCGTCGGTGACTTCCGCGACATGGCGGCCGTCGGGCTGCGGCGCGAAGTGGTAGTTCGTGCCACGCAATTCGATGTGCGTGCCGCCTTCCCGTTTCAAGATGCACTGGATTTTCATGGTGGATTTGTCCTCTGCTACTGCTGTTATGAACAGAGGGGCGCTCGGCCCCTCTCGTACTGATGATCCGCGGTGCCTTACGGCTGGATCATCCACACACCGACTGCGATACGGCCAGTCGTCGCGCCCGTTGCAGGCGCCGTGTTCACTTTCACGCCGATCGAGCGATCGGTCGTTGCGGTCGCGATGCGGAAGCCGGTTTGTTTGCTCATGCGCGTAACGCCGCCGGCCTGCGCCGTGGTGTCAGCTGCAAACAGTTCGGTGCCGACCGTGCGCGCGCCGTCGATGACGCCCGGCGTGCCCGACATGAGGCCGACGTCCAGCTTGATAGCCGGCGCGCCGTTCGTGTCCAGGTCGTCGCTGTCGAGATACGCGTCAACGATGGTGGTTTCCGCCGGCAAGATGCCGAGTTCGATGATGTCGCCCAGCGCCAGCGCCGCGGCGAGATCGAAGTAGAAGCGCTGGAATACGACGTCGCCAGCGCAATCCGGCGTGACTACCGGGCGAGAGCCCTGCGCTACGCGCGTTTGAAGAAATGCAGGCATGTGTTCCTCTCAATTCAGGGGTGTTCAGAAGGAAGGACCAGCGCTAACCGGCCCCTCTACCGCTCGACGCTTACGAGTTCGGGTCCTTCGCGTACGTGTCGATCGCGATAACGCCGAAGTCCTTGCCGTTGAACTGCGTCTTTTTGATGCCGCCGATGAAGCCCGAAGCAACCGTCGGCTCATTGCCGTAGTCCTTCGTTTCTTCCTGCCAGTCGTAGCGCAGACCGCCCTTCGAACCGTATGCGACGACAGCAGCCTGACGGCCCATGTACAGCGCGCGTGCTGCGGGCAGGTTTGCGCCTGCGCCGTAGTCGCTGAAGCGGATCACGTTGCGATGCGAGTGCAGGATCGTGTTGCCGACCATGCCCAAGCCGCCCTTGAAGATCGGGTTGTTGCGACCTTCAGCAGCCGCCGCGGCCTTCTGGATTTCCAGCCAGCCAGCCGCGTCAGCCGTACGCATCGAGTGCTCCTGGAACACCGACATGAGACACACGTACGAATCGTTGCCACCGTCGACCGATGCCGGAACCATGTTTGCCGTGTCCGGATTCATGGCCTGCATCATCGAAGCCTTCACGTTCGCGCGCTCGATAACGATGCGGCTCATGGTGTCGGTCGCTGCGAGCGATGCCTTGCTCGTAGCTGCGCCGCCGTACAGCAAGTGGTCGACGTCCGGAGCGTTGAACGGGTTGTTGGCGAAGCCGGTGTAGGCCGGGCCTTCGATGAAGTCGGCATTCACGCCGCGTGCGCCCGACAGGTACATGAATACCAGTTCGTCGAACAGGCGGCTGAAGTAGTCGCCAAGGCGGTCGCGCGCCACGGCACGGAGATCGTGCGACGTGCGCTTGCGGGTCATGCGGCCGCCGGCCGATGCGGACTTACGGACCTGGTCGATTGCAACCTCGTCCGTGAAGAACTTCAACTGTTCTTCCTTGCCTTCCAGGCGCTTGTCGCCGTAGGTCGGCTCGCCGCGCATCTGCACGCACAGGTCGAACGAGATGCGGTCGCCCGAATCGCTTTCGAGATCGGTCTTGCGCTGGATGATCGCGTTGTCATCGGTGCCGATGAACTTGCCTTCGAAGTACGACTTCTTGACGACGTCGACCGCCAGGTTAGCGGACCACTTCTTTTGGGCTTTTACGTCGCCAAAGGCGACGACTGTTTGAGACATACGGAGTGCTCCATGAATGGATTGTCGAATTCACGTCGCACTCCTGCGCTACGTTGGTCGGATTTTCGCTGTGTCGGTGCTAAATTGCAACCATCACACGCAAAATGTTTCCAGCTTTACGCAACTTCTTACGGCTTTACGCCAAGTCCATACGATGCCGCGACATTGGCGGGCGTCGCCGGCTGCACGCGCTTGATGGGGACCGACTTCGGCGCCTGAAACGATAGGCGCGCGATTTGGCCGGATTTTTCCTCGAGCGTCACGACGATATCGTCTCCGATCGTGACGCTCTCGTTCGGCTTCAGGTCAATTTTCAGCACAGTCGGTCCCTTGGTTATTCACTTATTGCGCGCAGTAGGCGTCGCGCTCGGCCTTGGTCATCTTCGCCAGCGCGTTCTCGTACGCGATCGGATCGGTTTCCAACAGCCGATCGAGCGCGGCGTACTTGTTGCCGCTTGTGTCGGCGGACTCGGCGGCCGGCACCTTGCGCAGCGTGGGCGGCAACTCCGGTTGCTTGCGGCCTTTGTTCGCTGCATCGGCGGCCTTCTGGTCAGCCGGCTTTGCCGCAGGTACGCCGAATGCGCTCGATACTGCCTCATGCGCCTTCTCCAGAATCTGACGGAAGCTCAAATTCTTGGCGGACTCTTCGCTGGCGACGCGCTTTACCTCGCTGTCGAGCGCACGATAGAGAACAGGGTTCTTCTTGTACGAATCGTTCGCGGCCAGAAAGCCGGAAACGGTCGTCTCCCATTCGTTCTTCGCCTGCTGCTGCGTCAACTCCGCAGCGAGCGTTGCCTTGTCCACGGCGCGCTCGATCTTGCGTTCTTCGGCATTGAGCGAATCCTTGGCGCCGTCGTACTCTTCGAACGTGATATCGCCGTCGTCGTACTGCTTGCGCAGCTCGGCGCGCTTGTCGGCGATCTGCTTTAGCCGCGCCTCGGCATCAGCCGGCGCTTCGGCGACGAGAACGGGACGCGGTTGGCCTTCTGCATCTGCGCCCTCGCCTGCACCTTCGCCCGCTCCTGCGCCATCGCCAGCACCATTACCGTCTCCTGCTGCACCGGCTCCGTCGGCTGCGCCCGCTCCACTTCCGGCGCCGCTGCCAGCATCGCCCGCACTACCGGCGGCATCCGATCCAGCCGCGTCAGCACCGGCTCCAGCAGCATCGCCGGCTCCGTCTCCGGAAGCGCCTGCGCCAGCATCGCCGCCCGCGCCGCTCCCGTCCCCAGCACCACTACCAGCACCTTCGCCATTGACCTCGTCTCCGTTGTCGTCGAGCGCCAGCGCGGCGCGTTCTTCTTCAGTCAGTCCGTCGTTCAGATTCATTGTGGTTGTCCTTGCATGGGTTGCATTTGAGGCGGCGGCATTCCATTTAGTGCCGCACCATTCGGCACCATAGGCTGTCCGCCATTACCTGGCTGGGGTTGCTGCTGCGGTTGCTGCGTCGGCGGCTGCTCGAGCAAAGGAAGGCCACCGCCGGGGCCATTCCAGCCAGATTCGTGAAGGATCGCGTCTGCCACGCTTGCCGTAGCCGGCGCGACGATTGCGATTTGCGCGGCCTGCGTGGCGAGCAACGTCGATTGAACGTTCTCCTGCACGGTCAGCCGGCGAACTTGATCGGCTTCGGCCTTGAGTTTGTCGGCCTTGGCCTGCTTTTCGTCCAATTCTGCCTGCGCCATATTGCGCTGCATCTGCTGCGCTTCGGCCTGCGCCTGTTGCGCGGCCTGCTGTTCCGGGCTCGGCTCGGTTGCATCCGGATCGCTCATGCCGTTGACCTGGCGAATGCGCGCCACGATCGCCTCGCGGTTCGGAATGTCCATCAGTTCGACGAACAGGTCGAGCATGACCAGTGCGACTTGCGGCGGCATCTTGACCATCAACTCGCCAAGCTGCTCGGCCTGCGCCTGACGCATCGACGCATTCCACGTCGCCTCGTCTACGATGAAGTCGGCCTTCGTGCGCGTAATGTCGTTCTCGGGCAGTCCATCGTTGACCGTCATGTATGACGCAACGCCGCGCTTGTTCGTGATGCGGAAGTCTTTTTCGTCGGTGAACCACTGTTCGATCAACGATAGCTGCGTCTCGCCCTGGATCTGCACCGCGAGGCGTAAATTGTCGAAGAACTTGTTCGTCGCGACGCTGCCTTGGTCCTGCCGGCGCTGGATCGCAACGCCCGACACGGCGCTTGTCGACTTGCCCATGAGTTCATCAGTGACCCCGCCAATCTGCTGGATCATCTGAATGTTGCGGCTCATGAGATCCAGGTGTGCCGGCGCTAGATCGCGGTCCACGTTGATCTCGAGCATCTTGCCCGGCTTCTTCTGAATGACCGCGTCGGGGCGGGACACTTCCTCCCGGAACTTCTCGATATCTTCGACAGCGCCTTCGTCCATGACCGTTTTATTGGTCGCGAGAATGTATTGCGCCTTCGATGCCCGCTTGTTGATATCGTCCTGAATGTCGCGCATCCAGCGAATCACGCCGTACGGCAGGCCGTCGCGGCCACGGCGATAGCCCCAAATGGGCGTGAACGGAAAGCGGTTATGGCGGTAAGGTGTCGGGCCTTCCCAAAGCATGCCGCTCGTCGTGAAGATCGCGCAGCGTACGCGCATCATGATGCGGTCGATCAGCACGCCGTTGCCGACGGTGATAGCTGCCTGGTGGTGCGGGTCGTTCTCGTCGAATACTTCGCCGTGGCGCGGTCCGCCCTTGATGCGCTTTACCTGCTCGGGCGTGCGGTACCAGCATTCGATCAGGCGGACGCGGTCCCGCGTGTTAGTGGTGAGCGCGCGTGCGTAGCTGTGCTCCTGACGCTCATACTCGGCGGAATCCATCGCGTCGTCGCCGTCGGAATCGCTGCCAATGCCGTACTTTGCGCCATGCGTGACCGATTCCTTGATTAGATCGTCGCGGCCCTTGAAGTAGGTCAGCGCGATATCGACGTCGGTCCACTTGGAACGGAACACATAGCGGGCGTCCGACAGGTCCAACTCAGTCGCGGCGCTGTCCCAAAGCATGTTGCGCCACGACTCGTAGCGCGAATACAGCATTTCGCCGTCGTCATCGTCCTGCGCGCCGTCCTCGATCCAGCCAATTCCGACCTTGACGGTATCTTCGAATGCCCGCGAACGATTGAACGGCGTGCGGTTGACGTCGGAAAGGTATTTAAGGAGCGCGGTCTTGAGTTCGGCGGCCCGCCCGTCCTCTTTCTTTCGCGGCAGGATATTGAAGTCGGTCCGGTTGCGCTTCTCACTGCCGATGATCCAGTTCACCGACGTCGAAATTACGTTGTAGACCAGCGGCGCCTGCCCGCGGTCCTTCAAAACCTGTGCATCCTCTTCCGTCCACTGGATATTGTCGTAATAGTCCTCGTCGACGGCCTGCTGAAAGCGGTTCTCGCCCTGCCGGTCTAGTTCCTGGTGGTAGAAAGCCAGCAAAGATTCGTGCAACTGGCTCATTGCCTCGGAATCGAGCGGGTGCTCAGGCGCCGCGGCCTCTTCCGCCACGGCCGTTTGTAGCCGATCGACCGGATTGTCCCTGTTGACTCGCTCGTTCTCGAACATTTACCGCTCCTTGTCGTTGCTCAGTGCGGAACTTGGGCGTGTTCCAGGATCTCGACCTTGCGGCGCTGCCCGTCGCCCATGTCCACGTTTGCCTCACCAACGACAATTGCCTGTGTCGGCTCGGGCGGCATTTCGATCAGGTCTTGAAGGTGGTCATGAATCAGGGTTGCCAGCGTCCGCGTGGCAGTCATTCCCGGCTCCATGCCCATTTCCCGTAGAAAGTGGTCTGATTTTAGTACCGCATAACGCGCGTCATTGTATTTGAATGCGGACGACAGTGCTATACAGCATGGTTTCGCACCAATACGGCGGAAACGCGGCAGGATGACAAGGCACGGCTCGGTTTGGTCGTCGGCAGCGTTGCACCATGTGCCGTATAGCGTGAACTCGCCCAGGTGGCGGACGAATGCATTGCGGGTCAGGTCGAGAAATGGGCGTTGCGTGGTCACTTGTTATGCTCCTGTGTGATTTCAATACATTTGAATGTGCTGCTTCCGACGTAAAACGATCCGAGTCGCGTGCACTCGCTTGCAACGGTCTTGTGCGCGCTCTCCCATCCCATGCGGTATGCAATGAGCACTAGCCCGATGAAAAGCACGGCTTTCATACCGTTCTCCAGCTAGATTTGCGTGGTTTGTTGCGTGATTCGCCGTTGTTCTGCCTCGGCGGCCTGAGTTGATACACAATCGCGCCCTGCTGATACGCGTCAGCAGCTTCGCTATGCTCGTCGTGAAGCGGCTCGGACGTCCATGCGCCGGTCGCCGTGTTCCATTTACGCTTGTAGCTCTCGAGGTGGATGATCCCGTCCTTGCACGCTTCCTCGTCGAACCAGCAGTTGCCGAACCAGTCGCGGGCGGCCTGAATGCTCATCTGCTTCTCAGGGATGCGCGGCACGATATCGACGTTGCGCAGGCCAAGTCGCTCGAGCGATGCTGCGGGCGTCATGGCCGTGTCCTCGTCCTCGCGCATGCGCTCATGGCCGGCGTCGTGCGGAAGGTGGTGCTTGCCGTAGACATACGGCAGTTTGTGTAGCTCGCGCACGAAGTAGCTATACGTCTCGCCCCAGCCCTCGAGGAAGCCGATGAACCTGTACTGCATGCCGATGATCTGGAACAGCCATATCGCGGTGCCGTCGCTATTGCCGATATCCCATATCGTGTGGACCGGAACACCATCGACGTGCGGAACCTTGGTGATTCGCTTGGCCTTGCGCGCCGCGGCGATCTGCTGGGTGAAGTAGCAGCCCTCGGACGACTTTTGAAACGCCTCTTCGGGCGTCGATGGGTATTCTTGCCACATACGCTCTGGATTGTTGGGGAAGTCGGCGTCGCGCGTGGCGACGTACCATGCCTTCTGTTCCGGGTCGAGCGCGCGGCGGATCTTGGCCTCGATCTCGGTGAAGTACTCGATATCCTTCGGCCCCAGCGGCACGCCCGCCGGGTCCATGCGGTATTCGTCTTGCCCCCACCAGGGGAAGAAGTGGAAGCGGTAGTCGCGCTTGGTCAAGATCTTGCCGGCCTTCAGCTGGGCCTCGGCGCGTTGCGATAGCTCGTAGAACTCCCCTTCCCGCCCTTCAGCCGTCGATTCGATCGTCACAATGCCGTCGAGCGGCACGGCCGGAATCGAGCCCGTCATGACTTCCTTGGCCTTCTCCGGATACTTCGCGCAGATTTTCCCGAACTCGGAAATGTGCAGGCGGTGGATCGTGCCGCCCCGCATGGACGTTGCCACGCGCATGCTGCTGTTGTTGTGCGCGAACAGCAGTTCCGTTGCGCTGTCCTTCTTCAGCGGCATCGCCGCGCGCAATGACTCGGGAAGGTTGTCGTAGGCGAACTTGACCTTGTCGCGGAAGATGGATTCAGCCGTCTCGCGGTCCTGCGCGATGATCCCGCAGCGTACGTTGGCGTTGAATAGCGCGTGGTCGAGATAGAGAATCGCGATCAGCGTGGTAAAGCCTAGCTGGCGGGCCTTGAGGATGATGTTTCGGTAGTACAGCCGTTTCAGCAACCGGCGTTGCGCACGGTTCGGCTTGAAAGTGACGACCAGCCCCGGATCATCAGGATCGTCGGACCCTTTCGTGATGATCTTGTACAGGTTGCAAAGCCTCCACATTGGATCGGAGAGGTTTGCGCGTAGCTCGTCGAACGGCGTCATGCGCGGTAATGAAATGGGAACGGTGGTAATCATACAGCACCGTCCCGCACCATACCGCACTCTTCAGCGGGTCTTGATCTCCGCAAGCCACTTCTGCATCTGCTGCACGGCTTCAGCCAGTTCGCCGGGCCAGAATGCGCCGCGCTCGGCCTTGGCTGCGGCCTTCTCTGCCATGGCCGCGACCAGCTTCAGGTTTAATGCTGCTTCTGATTGCATCAGGCTGTCTCCTTAGCTCGCGCCGCACGGCGCTGTTCCATGTAAGTCTGTAGCCACTCGACAGCATCAGCCGGGTTGCCTAACTCGCCTGTGACTCGTCGGCGGGCGTTCATCGCGCCTGCCTGCTTCCATGTGATTTCGACGGCGCCGGCCGCCACGGCGATAGCCCGCTTGGACAGCGCAATGTCGTAGTGACTTCCGCTCGTCTTTTCCGGGCTCTGCCACCAGCGACGCGCCACGCCGATGGTGGCGGCCATGGCGTGTAGCTCGTCGTCGGTATCGGCCAGCATGTGACACATGACCATGCGGCCGTACTTCGCCTTCATATCGTCGACGTAGACGGTCACTGATTGCCCTCCGTCTGTCCGCTCACAGGTTGCGCAGCGAGAATGGCGCGGGCTTCGTCCATGTACCGGAGAATATCGGCAGCGTTATTCATAGCCGTCCAATACAGTTTTTCCAGATCAGTGTCCGTCAGCGCCAACTGTGTCTGTGCTGGTTGCGGGGCGGCGAGCGCATTCCGCATGTGATGCAGCAGTCGAAGCGCTTCGCCGCTTTGTCCGTGACAAACAGCCACTTCGAGCGCTTTCACTTGCTCCAAAGTCACCGGCTCCGCGGCGCGGGCTTGGCGACGAAGCTGCACCCGTTGCGCCACCAGCGCATTCAGTATTTCTTCGTCGCTTCGTTCTGTCGATAGGCCAACTTCGCAGCAAACCTGTGCCCTGAACTGCGCCCGCTCGTCCTGCTCGGCAGATTGCGCGGGCTGTTGTGGGGCGGCGAGATAGAGTTGCGTCCCGACTTCGAGTGGGCGCGTTGCCTCGATGATCGTTCCAATGTCGTCAGGATTGTCACGGACAATCGCCACCGGCTCCGCCGCCACCTTTTCGGCGGTGAGTGCGGCGCGGCGATTCCAGGCGCGAATGGCTGCGGCGTTGCCGGGAGTTTCCTCGTCGTCGTCGTCCTGCATGCCGACCGGTCCACGCATACAGCAAGCTTCATGTTCGCCGACGCTGCTGTCGCATTGAACGAAGCAAGCGGTGTAGTCAAGCCGCTCAACGAATAGATCGGTGCCGCCACAGAACGGGCACGGCTTCAGTTCCTCACCGCTCGGCGAAGTGTGATTTGTCGTGTTCATTTGCTGTCCTTTGCGCGGGCGGTGATAGCGTCATCAGCAAACTGGTCCCATTGCCCCCAAGGGGTGCCCATGATCTTTTGCTGCTCTCCTACGGTCGATTCCATCTTCAGCCACTTCCATCGGCGAGCGTCGTCCGTCACCGCCTCGTCTGCTTGCTCGGCGTCACCGCACGATTGCGCGGGAGCGGTGGCTGCGGCGAGCATGGCGCGCGCATGCCATCCGGCCCAAACCGCATCCCGACCTTCCATCCGGCCGATAGCCTCACCTTCTTTCTTCCATGCCCAATCTAAAAATGCCTGCCATTCGGCTTTCTCGTCAACGGGCGGCGCCACGGCAGGCTTGCTTGCAAGCAGGGCGCATTCCATCTCGGCTTGCTTGCGGCCGATCTTCCAGTACGGCGCGAGCCAGTGATCGTCGCTCGGCGGCGGATTGGTGTTCTGATAACCGAAGGCCATCGCGCCGTCGATTGCTTCGCAAGTCAGCTTGCGCTCAAGTCGGATCTGTTCGCCCGTCATGCTCTTGCGAATCTGTTCGTCCGTCATAGCCTCTCCAGCGATCTTGGTAGTGGTGGTCATGGGGTCACCTCCAAAGCGGCACGGCCGGCATCTGTCAGCTTCACGCCGGTCCATGGATAGCCGTTGTCGGTTGTCTGGACGAGATCGCTATGCAAAATGAAATCCATCGTGCGAGCGATCGTCTGATTCTCGGATGCCTCGAAGCAACTGAAGCGGCCCGTCTTGTTGAGCACCCGCAGGACGGCGATGTGATCGCCCTGTTGCTTGCGCGTCAGGTCATCAAGGCCAGCGCTGAAGCGGTCAACATAAACTGCGCTCACGATTCCATCTCCTTCACTGCGTCTGTATCGGTATTCATGTCGGGTTCCTTGCGGGTGGGTCAGGCGAACTCAAAGCCACGCTCGCGGATCCGATCGCGTTGCAGGGCTTCGTATGCCGGGTTCAATTCGCATCCGATGAACTTTCGGCCGAGCCGCGCGGCGACCTGCCCGGTGGTGCCGCTACCGAAAAACGGATCGAACACAACGTCGCCGGCCCGCGAGCCCGCAAGCACGCATGGTTCGACGAGTGCTTCGGGGAAGGTGGCGAAG